TTAGTCTTCGAAGCACAGCTCAGAATAAAATTTCCCGTCTTCATCAGGCTCCGAAGAAAAATTTACAACTGGGAAATCTCCCCATTTCCATGGGTTTTCAATGCTTGCACCATGGGCATTGGCGTACTCTTTGGCTTTATCGGAATCGGTAAAGGCATACCAATGCTCGCAATATGTAACTTCGCATACAAATGTGAAATCATAGAGGTCGGCAACATTCGCAAGTCCGTGAAAGGCTCCGAGAATGAACCTGGCAAACGCATCAGGATTATGCTTATTTTCGACATACGCGCTATATGCGCGGGCCATATGCTTTGATTCGAGCTGTGTAAGGGGGTAAACACTTTTTTCGCCCTTGAGTGTGTTAATCATGGTTATCGTACTACCGCCAGCCCAGGAAAATTCATAATAGTCCAGTTTGTGATTGAATTTCATTTTGATTTCCTCCTTTTTAACTTTGTTCCTATGGGATCTTTCTCCCTCTTTCTGTATATATTATACGTCGTTTACGACGTAAAAGCAAGAGGAAATTTCAATTTTTTCAAAAATTTTTGCACAAAAAAAGGCGAGCGCATCGAGCGTTCGCCTTTTTTCTTTTGATTGCCTGGTTAAGGGCATACAAGGCATACAAGTAGATATAAATGTTTCAATCCCCTCCCTTTTTCGGGAGACCAGTAAATAGTATAAACCTTTAGGGTGCCCTTTACAAGTGCGCCAGTAAGTCCTTTTCACGGCTTGATAAATGCCATACAAAAACGGATCTTGCCCCTGCCCTTGCTCTTGCTAGAGCCTCCTCCGCTTTATGTGCAGGCTCGCTGGGGACCAGATAGCCCCCCCCGAATATTGCTTTGCCCATGCCTTTTTGTGAATCAAGCCGACGCACGAAGGCCGCTTTGTCCTCAGCATAATCCACGCCATACTGGCTGTACGCGGCAAGCTTGGAGGCAGTAACCAGTTCTGGGGGGTACTCCATCTTTGTTAGCTTTTTGCTCTTTTTCAGCTTATTTACTTCGCGGGTTAGCTGACTATATAAATCAGGCGCGGAGCGCAATGTAGGCCCGTCGGAGCTGATAAAACCGGTGTTTACTACTGCCCCATTTTGATAGATAATTTTGACCCCTACTCCAATATGCGATTTAGCTTGTCTCACAAGGGCTGTGAGCTGAGGTGCGAATAAAAAGTATTTTATCTTTCTCCGCTCATAAAATTCGGCAATTTTTGACAGTATAGAAAATGGCGGATTGTCGATTACCGCGCAGTTAGTCGTGTAGTCAAAATGCTCATAATCTCCGCCCGGATAAAAGGGCCTTACAATCTCACGGTCCTCCCATCCATATTCTTTGACCGCCCACCTAGCGACAACGTCGTAGACTTCCGGCGGCGTGTAGCAGTCGTCGGTTGTCAGTTTTGGTTTAGGTTTAAACTTATCGACAAACTGCTCATAAGTCTCTCCTTTAGCCATCTCACCACTCCTTTATTGTATACATAACGGTTGCGCCCCGGAATCCGCTCCCGTCGAAATGCGCTAGTCCTTCCCATCGCCCTGCCTGGTAACCGGCGGACAGGTAGGCCCTATCATCAACGTAGGTCATGCCTGTTTTTAGTTTGTGCGCTTTGCGCAGACTAATCTTGTAGACGTCTACTTTGTTGAGCTGCTTGTCGGCAGTCACAATGGTACGGTCAGACTTGGCAAGCATACCCGCAGGAGCCTCCGGGCTCTTAGTCTCTATCTGTCTCTGTACGGTCTCAGCCGCTCGGTCCAGATTTGGGCTCTGTACGTAGTAGGTAATGGCGGGCGCCTCGCCGCTTGTCCTCTCAATCTCTCTTACGATTTCCTTTGCGGCGGGCTGGGAGACGTGCACCTCTTTAGCCACGACGTCCGGATCCTTTGTCTGCTCCGTAGTAAGCACCTTTGGAGACTCCTCCTTTTGCTGGCCGTAGTAGTAGACCAGCCCGGCCGCAATAGTCGGGACTAAAAGCAGGATGGCGCCTATAGCCGCCCATTTGCCACCGTTGGATAATTTTGGAGTTGTCATAATGTCACATCCCCCAAGCTACCCTATGCACCGCAAAAGCGGCGTAAACCATAAATGCCGCGATAAATGCCAGCATCGTGATGATAATAATGTCGAAACAATAATCTTCAAAGTCATACTTTTCCTCCCCGCCTACTGTTGTCTGCATGGGGAAATGATCTATTTTAGGTTCACCTTCCCCTTCTTCCGGGAAAGGTAAAACATTTTCAAGAATGGGTGCGTCCTCACCGTATACCGTCTGCATTGGATAGTCTTTATTCATTATTGGCCTCCATCTGTTGATAGAAAATAGCCTTTCCACGGAGCGTATCGCCGCCGCTCATCCAGTCGTCGTCATTGCTGAGCACGGCAAGGTCCCACCGCTCGCAGGTCGTAGCCGGTCCATAGCCGTCCAGGTCAGCCACCTCGGCGTGTGTCATAAAATGGTCGGCGTCAATCGGGATGCCAAACACGTCGGAGATGGCCGCCATAAGCTGGGCGCAGGCTTCAATCTGCGCATCCGTCGGCGGCTCCTCACCAAGGTCCACCTGGTAAGGATCTCCTTTGTACGCCGTAGCACCGGCGCAGCAGCAGAGGGCGATAGCAATACTGCCAGTGTTGCGGTGCCAGGTAGCCTCCGGCACACTCTGCAGAGGCCTGGACTCAATAATCTCGCCGTCGGCGTCAATGCAGATGTGATACTCTGGGGAACTTGTATAGTAATGCCCTGCCGTCCAATGCAGATAGACTCGCACCGGTTCAGGGTACTGATAAAACGCCGGGCGTGCCTCTGCTAACATCTCTCTAACCTCATCCATTGTCATTGTGCATTCCTCCTCTCAGCGGCTCCGGGCGCTGTTGGTAGCTCCCAGGAGCAGAATTATATTTGCTATTGATAAACTTGTTGACCACCTGGGTGGTAGCTCCCCCGCCTCCGGTCATGAAGGCGAAGGTGTCATAGTTAGCCCAAGCCTGAGCCGTGTAGACTAAGTAAAAGGAAACGGCAAGAAAGGCCGTCCAGGCTATTACTGTAATAACCCGGGTAAGTGACAGCTCTTCGTTTTCGTAGAGTAGCATTTTGATATACTTCATAATCTTCACACTTTCGGCATCTTTCGAATGTCATTAATCATGGTCGTCCCCTGCCCATTGCCGCCGAGTGCATGGTACGTACTGTAGATTTCCTCAGCACTCGCCTCATCGGCGTAGGATAACTTGTGCTCAGACTGTCCCCTTTCATGAATCCGCCGAAGCTCAATCTTGAGGATGGCCCTGATACCGCACTCTGCTTTTTCCCTCTTAGCTTTGTTTCCCCTCTCCCTGTTGAGAAGGTAGCCTACCGCAAAGGACAGGATGGCGTAAGATCCTTGGGAAAGCAGTGACACTGCAATAGAGTAATAGTCCATTTTTCATCTCCTATGGAGGGTAAATCTTGTTGCAATCATGGCCCTGCATGGGTCGTAAAAATCAAACTTCCAGCCCAAGTAGATGCACCAACGCCAGTGCTGGCTGATAGGGTCGTCGTTTTTGTAGCGGAAAACGTTGGAACAAATAGAAAAATGTTCGCCTTTCCGGCGGATAGTCCTCGGGTCAGTGTCCACCCCAAAGAGATAGAACGCAAACCCATATCCGCAGTTGCGGTAGAGCCAAAAAACACGATTGAGGTAGTGCTTGAGCCATAACCTCTTTGGGAACGGCTTTTTAATCCGTACAACCTTTTGGGACCGTCCATGGCCTATGGGGATAGCAGAACACTCATAGTAGTCGTCGAAGTCGTAGGAAAGCCACCTTGGGCAGTCATACAGTACATACTGCCTGTTGTCCAAAGAACTGTCCCACGTCTGCCATAGCCTTAAAACCTTTGGGAGCTCACCTTCCTTGTTTGCAAAAAGTACCACAAGTGGATTAGTGAGGTAACAAAGCGCCATGCAAAAGAGCTGGCAGATGGAAAAAATAAGGTATTTGATGTACATCATGGTTATCACCTCTTTTCTAAAGAACCGAAGGGGAATTAGCGGCGCATAGCCACTATGTTGGCAAAGGGAAGGGAAATGAAAGGAATCCTGCAGTATATACTCAACTCCTTTATCTAACCCAATGGGAAGGAAAATACGAATACGATATAAGTACAAACAGTGTCGGTGGAAATCAGCCACACAATAACTTGCCGCCAGTATATAGCGTTTATAAATTCAGAAGAGTTAAGTAAGCCGTCTAAATTTGTATACTCCATATGTTGGTTGGATAGTGTTGTGCGGCTGGTTACCGCCAAAAGAAATACCGATAGTAGCTCCGAAACAATTTTCCGCAGCTACTGATGGGAATTTAGTAGTTCCAGTATTTATAGAAAGGCATCCATTTTGCGCTTTTTGATTTCCCCATTGTACGAGCGTACTTATACTACCTTGCACTTTTGCCATTTCCCCTTCGGCTCACCAGCTCAACTCCGAAGGGGAAATGGCGAAGCACACCACAAGATTTGACTTCCTGTTTCTCGGAAATACGGGCACCCAAGCGGCAGATTGGGGAATTGTCATAACTAATAACCCATCAAATACATACAAAGATTTTTACCCTAACCCCTATTCCTACACAGGCAATGATGATCCCCATAACACTATCCAGCCGGTCTATGGTGTTTATAGATATGAACGGGTTAGCTAATTCTTCTAAATTTATACGCTCCATAAAGCGGGGACAGATTGTTATGTGGCTGATTGCCTCCCGTGCTCTCGACAAGGTCGGTCCATCTATTTGTATTTTTAGCGCTTCTATCGGTAGCATCATGCACAATACCGGGCTGATTGTAGCCTCCCGAATTACCGTCCGAGCCATTCCAGTCGTCGTTATAGAAATGAATGGCATGCCCATGTTTTGCCATTTCCCCTTCGGTGATTACATGCTCCGCCTCGCCCGTCATGCTCACGCCGTTGCGAGTAAAGTTACTGCTCCCGGCTGTAAAGACGTATGTATCCTCTGTGCCGTTGTGGGTTTCCTTGTACGTGCCTGCCGTAATGGTGGTAAGGCCAGCATCTAACTGTTTCCATGTGCCGCCAATGTAGGTCGACGGGTTGGCACTGTTGGTTGTCTCAAGGATGGTGCCAACAGGAAAGAGGGCAAGCATGGCGGTCTGCATCTCGGTCTTAATCGTGTCATGGAGAGAGTTGATGGCACTGGTAATCGCGTTTTGCACCTCGCCGGTGATAGTGCCCTGCACATCAGTCTCCACCTTCCACTTAACCGTCCCATCGGTCACGGTAGTGCCATAGGCCGTCCATTTAGGTTCCGTACTGCCCGTGGTCCCTGCCGTTGTGCAGGTAGCCTTACAACCGGCTGGCAGTGACGGGCTGTGGATAACGGCACCCACAGAGTAGTCAGTACTAGGCTGCCAAAGGCCATTAGCAAGAGCCAAGGTCACATTGTTCTGGTTCTTCATAAAATCGTACATGTTGGCAAAGGTCGTCGGCTTGGAGCTGTCATCCCAAGTGCCGTAGCCGTCTTTCTCAAAGTCCTTGCATTTCTCGATACTCATGCCTTCTCACCGTCCTTTTTCTCTTCTTCTTTCTTTTCCGGGAGCGGCTGGCTCCGTACACATTTAGGATTCGTGCACAGTCCGGTCTTTTCATCCATTTTCCGGTGGCAAAGGAAACATCTTTCCATTTAAATCTCTCCCCTCTTGGTCGTGTACTCACTGACTAAAGTCTCACGTTCGGTCTTGAGGTCGTTAAAATAATCGGCATCGCCGATGGCATTTGCCTTTGCCATCTCGGTTTCAACGTCCGAAATCTTCTGGCTGTACTCACTGTCGAGAGCGGCAAGCTTCTGTTTCCTTACCTCATCTTCCGTAGGTGCCGGTCTCTCCACCAGCTGGCCCGCTTTGTAGATGAGGTCATTCTGCACGGCGTTATTCCACGCCGCACCATCCTGTTCAATCACTACGCCTTTTGGGTAATTTTTGGCGGCAAGTGCCTTTAGCTCGTCCATGGTCTCCCCGTGGATGCCGACGACGTAAGAGGTCTCACGCTCCCCTGTGTCGGCGTTGTAGACACTGACGTACTGCAAAGAGGTGTCTGTGCTGTCCATTGTTTACTCCTTATACTAAAATAGCTCCCATGAAGGGAGCTGATATTTTATGAAAAATCCAAATGGTTATGGGTGTGTCAAGCACCTAAGCGGCTCACGGAGGAACCCGTGGGCGTTTGTAGCGACTGAAAACGGCAAGCAAAAGGTAAAGGGTTACTTTCCCACCAAGCTGGAAGCCCTTGCGTTTCAAGTCGACTGGAATAAGTCGCATGACAGGCACCGCCTTTCAAAAATCACATTTTCTGAATTGTACTTGAGGTGGAAACCAAAGCACGTGGAATACTTTCGTGTCATAGAATCAACCGTTAAAGGGTACGAATCAGCGTATAAGCACTGTTCAAGCCTTTATGACAGGCCTGTGGAGGATATAAGGTATAAGGACCTTCAAGCCGTTATCGATGGCATGACGGGCCTTTCTTACGCCAGCAAAAAGAAGGTCAGGAACCTGCTTTCCCTTCTCTTTGCCTACGCAAGAAAAATGGAGTACACAGGCCGTGACTTTTCAGGGCTTATCCACATTGGCCGGAACAAGCCGGTGAATCCTCATCATGCTATCAGTCGCCGGAAAATCAATCAGCTGTGGAAACTGGTGGATAGTACACCGGACGTTGACTTGGTCCTCATTCTTATTTATACCGGCCTCCGCAATGGGGAGCTTCGGGCTTTGCTCAAGTCCGATATCAATCGCAAGCAGAAATATCTGCGTGTCACAAAGTCAAAGACTGCCGTCGGCATCCGCACCGTGCCTATCCATCACTTGATTTGGTCTCTCATCGAAAAGCATCTCGAATCTGAGGGTCCTTACCTTGTGAACGTGCACGGAAAGCCGATGGACTACAGCCGCTTTGCCCGTACCTTTAAGAGGGTAATGAAGCTGGTCCATGGTGAGAAGCATAAGCCCCACGATACCCGCCACACCTGCGCCACCTTGTTAGATGGTGCAGAAGTCAACGATAACGCCCGCAAGATGATTCTAGGTCATGCAAGAGGCGATGTAACCAACGGGGTCTATACCCATAAGACGCTCAGGCAGCTTCGTAAAGCTATAGAGTGTCTGTGATACTAACCTGTTACTAATCGGCAGGACGGAAAACGTCAGATGGCCGGTGGTGGCGGAGAAAATCTTGATACTGATGTGTTACCCAGATTTTGAGAAAAAGTATGTGTAAAGAGCAGATGAGATTTTTACGATATGCGGTAAAATCGGGAATTATAAGGCGTAGGTGAAATGCATTTATACAGGGTGGATACAACGAAACGCCTAAGAATACAACAAGAACGATAACTTACCCCGTTGCATTCTCGTCTATTATCGGGGCGTGGATTGCAGAAATAGCTTCACATGCGGATTCGGATTGGTGCGAATTAACCAGTAAGCCTAATAACACGCAACTTGTTTACTATCAGAACGGGCGCGGTACCGGCGCCTATTGGTATGCAATAGGTGTATAGACATGGTGGAATAAAAGCATACAGTACTAACACTTTCACTTTTCCTGTTTCGTTTCCGCATGCAATATTGAGCGTTTCTGTTGTTATTCAAAGAAATAGGGACTCTGCAAACCAAACTACTAATGTGTATAATATCAGCAATACGCAAATGAATACTGTTGAATACAATCTAGAAGCTTACTGCTTATTGGTTGGTTACTAGACAGGGTGGATATAAATATGTTGGTGAACGCACGGACGTATATGTTCCCTTCCCAGTCGCTTATTCTACGGTTTTAAGCATTGTAGGGACGCCCGTCGTAAATGCAGAGAACAATAGCGGCAGAGGACTTGAAAATATCAAGACTTATAACACTACTTCCTTCGTGTATTTCTCCGGGTATGATATCAACGACAAAAATCTATTATGGCTTTCTGTAGGTATCTAACCACTAAAAACCAACGCTTTGTACTTGGTTGTATCCACCCTGTTCAATATCCGACGCATAGCACAAATCCAGGTTGCTTAACGTTATCACCCACATTCATATCAGTAATTCCAATAGCGGTGTTTGTCAGCCGGTAATTGATACTTCCGGTAGCACTTGCTCCCAAACCGTGTGTAGGGAAGGCGATAGGTAAAGTATAAGTACTTGCAGAGTTGTAATAGATACCCTGTATAATGAGCGGAATAACTCCTCCAAGCTTTACCCACCAGGCGTTGGCGTTGCTGACGTTGCCCGCAACTACGCCCGCTGCCGAGAGGTCATCCGTATCGAGAAAACGTTTGAACGGAGTGTCGTTGATTGCGATTGAACCATTCCCGCTCCGGTGAAACATCCTGCCACTAGGCTGATCTATCCAAAGTTGCGCCGATTCAACACCTTTATCAGCAGGAAGGTTGAGAAGCTGCCCATATTGCCACGGCTGGTTTGCTATTTTATTGTTCTGAGTAAAGTAACTCATAAACACGCCCAGTGCGTTAAGTGCGGCGTTTGTGGTCGGCAATGTTGGGTTTACCCCGAGCCTGTGCAGGTAGTCCCACAGCCCGGCATCCCCGTCCAGAGTGCCTGCTTTGCCAACAGTTACATTGGCTAATGAATCGGTTCCTGTGCCACCCTGAGCCACGGGCAGGATGCCGGTAATGCCCGGGGTGACTGACTTGTCCGCTTCATTGAGGTTTACCCTTTTGGTGCTGGCGAGGTCTACCCGGATAGTCTGCCCCAGCATGGCCGGGGTCACGATTTTATCTTTGTTGGTTCCAGCGGTCACCTCAGCCTGTGTGGCAAAGTCTATTGTCCTAGGGAGCATGATGTAAGCCGCAGTTCCGTCGGAGATGGTAGAGCCTACGGCCCCCCACACCGGTTCTGCGTCGCCGCTGGTGCCCTCCGTGGTCACCCGTGCTATGGTGTTGGCTGGCATGTTTGGAGATAAAACCACCTTCCCCACGAGGTAGTTCGTGCCGGGCTGCCAGAGAGTCATAGACACAAGGGAATACATTACCGCATAATGGTTTTTAAGGTACTCCTGGAATTGCTGCTCTGTGGTGCCTTTGCTGGCATCGTTTGGGTCGGGATAATCCAGCATCCCGTCCAGTGTTTGTAGTTTTTTAACGTCTGTCATTTAACCCTCCAGTAACTCATTAACAAATCCTTGCCACGTGATATCTACAGTCCCGGCCACCTGCATTCCTGAGCTGTCCAGCAGGGCAATGACGCAGGGCGTCTTGCTTAAGACTTTAACTGTCACAGCGTCATCATCCTGGATGGCGTCGATGTGGACCGCCGTGGTCTCATAAAATGGCGTGGTAATCGGGAGCTCCATCCCCTCAGCAGGTACTGCCAAATCTTCAAAGTGCTCCTGCCTGTCCGGAACATCCACGTAGGCATGGAGGCCCTTAATAATTGTTTCTTGATAAGAGTTGTTCTTTGCCTCAATCCTTAGCTGGATGTCATCACCGGCCCGAACCTCCACCTTATCAGACCACTGCTTCCAGAGGTCTGATGAAGTGTCCCACACATTGGCGTCCTTTTTCTCAGTCGTCCAAAAGCTGGCGTCTGCTTTATTGGCTGGCCAGAAGGAGGAGTTGAGAGCCAGCCGGTAGTAAACAACTGCCGGGCCTTCAATGTCTGTGGTTAGCCAGAACTGGCCGCTTGCCGGTGCCTTGAATTGGCAGTTGGCAACGTAAGACTGGAAAGAGCTGTCCCACATTTTAGTGTCTTTGGTGCTCCAAAACTTTCGTCCTTTTTCGTGCCACATCTTGGTTGAGTTGACGGCGTGGATGTAGCCGTCAGATAAGACCGTGCCGTTGTTTTTAACGTCGGCAAAGTTAGCCGCTCCAAAGTCTTTATCAAAGAGGACGTTTTCCTGTAAAAGGTCGCCCATGTCGAGGAGGCAATAAGCAAAGTTTTTGGACTCATTGCCATTAGTGTCCACCGCCTTAATCATGACGGCGTGGGTGCCCTGCCGGATGGTCTGGGTCTCATAAGGCTGGGTTGTTATCAACCCTTCCTGAACCGCTATGCCTGTCTCCCAGTTTAATTCCTTCCCTTGGGTGTACTTGAGGATAAATCCTGCAATGTCGTTAGGGTCGGGATAAGTGTATTTCCACCAGTACCGGCGGATAGACGAGGACATCTTTTCAACGTTCAGCACCTCCACATCCGGGGGAAGGATCTGCACAGACTTGGGGATAAATGGATAGGCCTGCACGTCAGCGAGTGACTGCTCCATGCCGCCAAACACGTTAAATGCGGTAAATTTAAAATAAACGGTCTTGCCGATGTAGGCATTTTTAAGTCCGGACCGTAAAAAAGCCTCATCACACCTTGCAATCTGCGTGCCAGTCGGATGGTACTCAGGGTCACTACCAAACTGTCCACGGACAAGCCCGGACAGTTTCCAGTGTCCGTTGTCCAAGAGCTCAGCCGTCTGGTAAGACAGCGCTTCGCCGTCGATGTACATTACAGTATCCCCGTTCTTAGCACTTTCCGCATCTACGGAGGTGAATGCGTCCTGATTGAGTGCCATTTCAAGCACGGTGTCTTCTCTGTTCAGCGGTTTCGTCAGCGTCCCATAGCGTGCTCGATTGTCGATGGTCCCCAGCTTCTTGTAATACTGGTTAGTATCAGACCCCCAGACGGAGCATCCGCCCCAATTGGGATTCTTTCCCCAGGTGCCTAACCACACCTCGTTGTCCGCATCGGTCATAAGTGCAGGCGGCTGGAAAATCATAGGCGGCTCGCAGGTGCCCGGGTCCGGATTAAAGTCAATCAAGGGCCTCTCGTTTTCATGGACGTTGTACTCTGCCCCGCTATAAACGTCCTTTGCTCTCGAAATCGCCGTGAAAGTGATGATGCCATTCGTGCCTTCCGTCGCACTGTCGATCATAGCCGGCTGGTTCTCTATCCCCATGAGCGGATCATTCAGCATGACAAGGTCACCGGGTTCTAGCCGGCAAAAGGCCCAGTCTAGCTTAAACGTGTACTTTACTCGTTCGTACTTGTTTTTACGGCACAGTTCCTCCGCCAGCCTGACGGCGCGGGTCTTGGTGTAGATGTAATGGGCCTTAGTGGTGCTGGCCTGCCTTACACCAAATTCCTTGATGTCGTCATTATCCTGGTAATTGACGATTTCCTTCTCATAGGCATTCGCGCGGTTCAGGAATTCCACAGATATGCGGTTGTAAATTTCGGAAGAATCTTTGCGGCTGTAAGTTATGCAGGCCCCACCGCTCTGAGGGATAAAGTCATCAGGAGTGAGGTTGTAGCGGATAGTTTTATCAGGCTTCCACGCTCCCACTGCTCTGTCCGCCCGGGGAACAATCTTAAATCGGTCGTTGCTCCAGAAGAAATAGGCATCGGTAATGTTCGCAATCTCATTGACGATTTCCCGGGCGCTTTTAGCGTCGGTGCTGTCACTGGGCGTGGAGATTAAAAGGTCCGCCTCTTTGCAGTACTGGCGGTAATTATCAATCCCGTCAATCTTGACGCCGCCCAGGCCCACCTTAGTCAAGACATAAAGGATGTAGTCGGCAGGATTCACGTCCACACCGTCGCCGGTATCGAGCAGTTTCCCTTTGACTTCAAAGTTAAAGGATGGCATAGAGCCGGAATCTCCAAGGTCTATAACGCCTGCCATGTAGGCCAGATTTTCGTAGGCCAGCGCTTTGTTAGGATGTTTGCCCTGGACATAGGCCCAAGGCTTTTGGTCCGGCGTTCCGGAAAAGAGGGACAAACCTACGTCGCCATTAGGGTATTGGTAAACGTTTTTACCCTTCCACATCTTCCCTATACCGGAAATCTGCCCCTCACACAGGGCAAGGATGACTGCAACAGTGTATGTATAGGTAATGGTGGTAGTCTTAGAGCGGCCGCCTTTGCCTGATTTTTGGGAGGATTTATGCTCATGTGCGGTGAAATCATCCCAGTAAATCACATTAGGGGAGATTCGAGTGGTGCCCAGAATCTCGCAGACGCTTGCACCGTACTGGGCCGTGGAAACTGTAAAGTCCGAAATCTTATTCTCACGGATCGTCGTGTTGTGGCCCCCAAACAAGCCCATACTTTACCCCTCCCTCCTAAAGCGGTACACGCCGTGCAGCCGACTTTTGCCCGTGGCAGTTAAAAACATCACATCATTGATGTCGGTCATCACTACCCCCTGCTCTACCAGAGCATGGATGATGCGCCCATCACCAGTATAAATGCCGCCATGGGACACGCAGCGACCAAATTTGTAAAGCAAAAAATCCCCGGGCTGGATGTCAGACATGGGGACTCTATCACAATACTTTTCTACGATATTCAAAAACCATTCTGCAGAGTGATGCAGGTGCCATTCGTTGGAATAGGGAGCCACCTTGATGGCTCCCTTTTTTACGTATCCCGCATTTTCGAGGCAGGCGATGAGGAGCATGCCGCAGTCAATGCCTTTGCCCTTTACCTTGGCTTGATTGACGTGGGGTGTCCCAAGCCATGTGTAGGCTTCTTTTACAATCGGATTCATCATAACAGCACTTCCTTTAGCGGTACATAGGGCGCAATAACCGAGGCGGAATCCTCCTCCGTACTGGAGGACACCTTGCCGCCTGAGGTGGAGTAGGTGCCCTGAGGGTAAAACCGGCGGCGTGGAAATTCCTGCGAGAGCCCCTGCACCTTACTTTTAACTGTCAGCTTCATAAGGAGGCCGCCGCAGCTCTTAACCTCGGTAATGCCGGAAAACAAATCAATGGCTCCGGTGATGTTGCCCTCCTCGTCAAAAAAGGCCCTGGAGAGCGAAAGGGTTTCCCTGTCCAAGGTCCCATCATGAGCGGCCAGAAAGATAGGCTTGTCTCCTAACTTGTCATCAACGGTGGCATAAATGCTCACCGTCATACTGTCCACGGAGATGACATTATTGATTTTAGTCTGCTCACGTTTGAGTAGGAGAGCATCATGGAGGTAAGTGTGGCCGTTGTAGGTGACATCATGGTCCGCATCCGTGTAATAGTACGCCGTCCCATCGTAAAGGGTCAACGTGTAAAGGTCGCAGACCGCCATCTCTTTTTTGGCGCTAAGGTAAGCAGCAAGCTCATCGGTTACAGTTTTCATCTCACCACCTCCAACGACAGGGACACTTGGAAAATGTTGTCAAACCTCTGCTTTATCTGGAGCTTCGATTTCGCAAATTTTACATACCAGTAATACTCATACGATGCTGTAACTTTTGCCGTATCAGCTGGCGCATTGGTAAAGACAACGGCGCCGCGGTCCAGTTTATATGCGGTATCGCCCTGCTCTACGCCGTCTACGTAGACGTGGAGATTATCGGCATAGTAGACAGGCTCCCGCTGGCCATGCATGTTGGCCACCAACTGGTAAGAGTCATCGGTGTTTTTTGCAAGCGTCACATTTTCGCACTTGTAATTATCGGCGTCCTTGTAAAAGAACGGGATGAGGCTCCCCTTCACTCTGGCAAAAAAGGCAAAAAGGTCGTCCTTTTCTTCGGACGTCAAACCCGGGAAGGTAATGGTAAAGGTCCAGCCGGGCAGGGTCTGATAAGTCATGGCACGCCTTCTGCCGCTGGCGCTTGCTTGCTCGTTGACATCCCAGCTCTGGTCCGTATCCGTTTCCCAGGACACCTTGCGAGGGTCCAGGGGGAAGAAAATGTTAGCCAATTACCACACCCCGCTTTCCGTAGTGAAATCTCTATCACCGTCAAAAAGTAACTGCTTGATGCTATCCATGCCGCCATTCTGCAGAAATTCCATAAAGGAAGCCGCATCCAGGGCGGACACGTTAAGCGTTACACTGTTGCCAACAGGTACAGCGGTGCCTTTACTACCCGAGCCATTAGCACGGACAAGGCCGCCGGTGGCAAAGTGCCCTACCCTGCCGCTGTTCACGGCATCCAGTAACGGCAGGCCGACGTTCTGCACGGCGTCAGCCGTGAGGACATACTCGCCGTTAGACAGAAAGGCGGGAATGCTGTCAGAGGTTCCAGTGCCTGGGCCCGCGATGTAGCCGCCAGTGGCGAAGCCAAAAGTTGCAAATTTCGACGCAGCCATAGCCTGTAAAGCTGCTGTGGCCATGTAAACGGATGTGGTAAAACCTGCCAATCCCGTAGTAGCGGCTACAGTTGTAGCTGTTTCTGCCGGTTTGGTGCCTGTATTAATAGCGCCCTGAATTATGTTGTAAGTACCTAACAATTTTCCAGCGGTACCAGTACCACCAGAAAAGAGGCTCAAAGTATTAGTAGCGGTATCCATGCCGGTAGTCATACGATTTATGGTGTTCTGGAAAGTAGTAATAGGATCTTCGTCTCCATTTCCATTAGAGCCGCCTCCAAATAGGCCTCCGAAGAGGCCGCCGCCACCTCCACCAAGCAATCCGCCGGCAAAGGATAGGCCGGTAAAGAGACCGCCGCCTCCAGAGCCTCCGGAAAGGTCGCCGCTCTGATTGTCTCCCCCACCGAACATGCCCGGGAAAAGGGCAGTCAGAATCTGGGAGCTCCACTTGTCAGCCAGCTGTTTAACGACAGTGTCAAGCAGAGAATCCACCATGCCCAGGAAGGCATCTCCAAAGGTCTCCTGGCCTTCCAGGATGTTGGTAAAGAAATCGGAGATACTGCCCTGGAAACTTTCCATGCTGTCAGCCATCATCTGGGCGGTAGTCTTATGAGCATTTTTCCAAAGGTCATAAAACTGCTGCATCTGAGCGGTCTGACCGTCCCAATCCATCATCTGTTTAAAGTTGTCACTGTTGAGCAGATCCCCCATGGCCTTGGTGTCGTGATGGCTAATGGCGTAGTCCATCTGCTTAGCAAAAGACGCCCTGTAGGCCTCGGTCCGCTTCTCAGCAGCGGCCTGTACCTGGGAGGTATACCACTCTTCAACGGCGGCCAGGGCTTCTTTGTCGTTCTTGTTCTGAGTGACGGCCTTGGTCCGTTCTTCCTTTTCCTTATTGAGGGATTCAACGGTTGCATTGTACTCAGCGTCAGCCAGGCTCTTGTAATCACCTTTAAGCTCTGCCGTAGTTCTCGCCGTGTCGGTCTTGAGCTTGTTAAGGGCTTCCTGCTGCTGCTGAGTGACTTTATTCTGCAGAGCGGTCTGATACTCGGAGAGCTTATCCTGCAAAGATTTGACGGCCTCGGTCGGAAGGCCTGCGGCGGCCAGCTTCTGGATTTCCTGCCCCTTAGCTTTTACATTTTCAGCCACCTGAGCCATGCCTGCTTCATATGCAGTGCCGGTTTTCTCTTCAATTTCCGTGGACATAGAGGTAAAGAGCTTAAGAGCCTCATCTTTGGCCTGCTGTAGTTTCCTCTGAGCTTCCTGCAGAGCCTTTCCGTTTTTGTCTACGGTCTGGGTAGCTGTGGCGCCTCCGGTCAGCTTAGCAACAGAGCCATATCCGATAAAACCAAATTCATGTTTCCACTGGTCAAGATCGTGCTGCTGCAAGCCCCCCTTGGAGTCACGAGAAATGACAGTGTTATTGCCGACATACATGCCGGCATGCCCCGGGCCGGAAACGTAGTCACCGGAGGATGGGCTGTAGCCGTCATTAGGTCCATACCAAGCGCCTTTTACACTCTGGAACATGGCATCCAGGTTATTTCCAGACGCCGTTAAATTGGTCATAACACCGGCGGCACCGTACATGGTGGAAACAAAGGCGGCGCAGGAGTTTTCCATATCGTTCGTAAGGTCCGGATTGAGCCACTGGCTCCCGGGAGAGGAGTTGTAGGCGTCAAGTGCCTTCTGGGCCGCAATCTCGCCAAGAGGCACCTCAACGGTATAGGTCTTTGGCACCTCCACTTTAGGAGTGGCAGAGCCTCCCCCGCCGCCCGCCTTAGCGGCCGCGGTATTATCATCCACCGACTTGGAAAGCCCTTCAAGTTGGGCCTTGAGATCATCAAGCTGTTTATTGGCCTCTGGAGACAATTCAGTTTTCTCTATGTCCGGCTTCATGTGAAGCCTATAATTCAGCTCAGCAGCAAGAGCGGAATCCTGGTCAATCTCGGTGTAGCTAAAGGGATTTTCAAAGTCGGAGGCATCGGTGTTGACATCACGACGCTTCCATACGCCGTTATCCTGCTGATAAGCCACGCCGTTGAGATTAACCACATTTTCATTGAGCTCTTTTTCCGCCTTCTCCTTTTTGTACTGAACGAGGCAGCCCAGGGCGTAGATGATGGCAGAGGCAACGCCCAGCCAGCCACCTGCAAGGGCCCATGCAGCGCTTGTCAGCTTTTTCATGGTGGTTAGCCCGGCGGAGCCCATAGTAGTCATTTTGACACCGGTGTTGATGGCCGCGCCTCCCACGCTTCCCACAGCGGCGCCGGACACAACGGCGGCTTTGCTCACGCTGTTAAGTGCTCCGGTCTGCACGGCGGCAGAGGTGGTGGCGGCGCTGTTAATCTCGGCGTAGGTCTTGGTCATCTCAGCCCTAATAACAGCGGCAGCCTTGGCCGTCTCTGCCTGCCTCTGCCGGACATAGTTTGCGTAGAGGCGGGTTTTCTCAGCCTCCGTAACCTCCATGGTCTGCAGAGACTTGAGATAGGCCTTTTCCTCCTGCAGGGCGGCGTTTTCGATGAGCCGGATGCGCTTGTTAATCTGTGCTTCCTGGGCTCTGGTGATAGCGTCGGTGGCCGTAGATGCGGCGCCGGTGCCTGCCGCACCCATGAGGCCGCCCAGTGCGGCAACAGAAGCCCGAAGGGCGGTCACAGTCTTATAGGCCGCAATAAAGCCAACCAATGCCTTGGTGCAGTCTATAACCTCTTCCTTGTTGGTGGCAAGGTACTGGGCAATGAACGCGAGGCCAGAGGTCAGAGGCGGGATTATCTGCTCAATGAGGGGAGCCAGGGCGGCGCCGGTAGCAGTCCCCAAAGTGGAGGCCTGCATCTTAAGGACATCAATTTCCTTCTTGGTGCGGTCCATCTCTTCTGGGTCAAGCCCTACGCTCTGCACCTTTGCGGCGTTCTTAGCGGCCTCAGTGTACTCCCTGAGCACGCCGGTGAGCGCAATGCCCCTGGCGCCCAGAGTTTCCATGAGATACTCCTGGCCGTAGCCTACAGAAGTTGCGGCCTTGTAACCTTCGGACAATGCTTTAAGCTGCTCATTGACAGGTAATAGTTTACCATTAGCATCCTGCAAGGAGACTCCTACGGCGTCAAGCATGGCCTGCGCTTTTTCGGCAGAGGCTCCACCGGCGGACAGTGTCTTATCAAGCCTCATAATGGCCGCGCTGGCAGTCTGTACATCACCGCCAGCAAGGGACACAGTCTTGGAAAACATGGATGCCTGGGCCGCAGAAATGCCCATGGTCTCGGAGAGCTCTTTGACGCGGGCGCCTGCCTCTACGGCGCCGGAAATCAGCTGAATAAATCCAAAACCGGCACCGGCGGCAGCGGTAAACTTGCCAAAGTTGGAAATCAGCTTTTCCATGGATCCCGCCGTGCCATCCACGGCGCCCTGGAAAGTCTTTAAAGGATTAGCATCAAATGTGCTGTTGATGTCCGACTTCGCTTTATTCAGTTCACTCCTGAGGCCGGAGCTATCGGCGCCCAGTTTAACAAGCAAATCAGCGATTGTGGCCATGATGATGCTCCTCCGTTATTCCGAATTCACGCTTTAGTTCTTCCCGGTCTTTCAACAACTGCGCCCTCTTCTGTTCCGGGGAAACGTAAAGGGGCTCTAAAATCTTGTCAATGCTCAGAGGTTCCTTACAATAGGGGGATAAGAGCCAGACGATGTAGTAAGCGATGCGCTGGTCCTTCTTCTTAAGCGCCAGCCGACGTCCTTCCAGGTAGGTGTAAAATTCGCCCGGCTGGAGGTCCTCAAATTCAGCAGGCTTGAGGCCTTCGGCGTAGGCGATTTTTTCGGCTTGTTCAAGCCAGTCGGCGAAAGACGTTATTTTTTGAGAAACAGGTCCAGAAAGTGCAGCAGCTCTTCCTCTTCCTTCTGGCCCCCCTGTGTAAAAAGGCCCGAAGCGACGATGGCCTTAAGGATGTAGCCATTGAGGTCGTCAATGGAACCCGAGTTTTCGCAGTATCGGTCAATAAAATCATAATAATCTGTATCCTGCGGCATGTTCTGCAGTCCTGCCTTGAGCCCGGCAAGGGTAAAGTCAAGATTGAGAGTGCTGTAGGCGGCTGCCGAGTTTCGCAGCATGGAGCCCATAATTAGCATAATAGAGCGCCCATGATTAAGGCGCTCCATTTCTGCCAGGGCCTTCGTGTTAAACATAAGGGAGTACTCTTTCTCCCCCATCTTAAACGTGATGGCCTTCTTCATTTAGTTACCTCCATTAAGGGTTGGTTGTAGCGGCTGCCTGATAAGCGCTCAGTTCGCCGTCGCCAGTGAGGGTAGCGGTAATGGTTGCGGCATCGGTAGCGGCATTGCCTTCATCAAATTCAGTAACATAACACCAGCCCGTTCTAAACTTGCCGTCCGGGCGTGCAAGTTTAACCTGAATCTTAATGCCCTTGCGGTAAGCGTAGTCCAGGATGTCCTGCCCATTGTCATCCAGAACCTGGAGGGCGGAGAAGCTGATTGTCCATTTACGAGTGCCTGCGAGCTGGGAAGCCCAGCCGCCGGAAGTCTTGTTAGTTGCATCGATAGTATCGGCGGAATTTTTAGTATTTGCTTCCTTCTGCGCGCCAACCAAGGTCCACACAGGCGTTGCGGCAGTGCCGGACGGTCCGTTTACATAAAGAAGGACGTCCTTGCCTGCAAAAGCCTGAGTAAGACTAGGGTCAGTCGGCAGAGTTTTAAGCTGTTCTTCAGTAAGTGCCATTTTTTTACTCCTTTTGTTCAATCAAAAAACTAAAAACCACTTTACCGTGGTAAGCCGTTATGCCGTTTTCGTACGCCTCCCCCTCAATGGAGGAGTCGATGAGGTCAACGGCTAAAACGTTAAAATCAGACATCTCCGGACGGCGAATAGTTAAAAGGTGGACCAGGTCATCCAGGATTTCGTTACATTCCCGCTTGCCTGCCTCGGTGGACCACACGTCCAGTTCCTGCGTGATGAGGTGGAGAGGTCGGCTCTTGTTTATAAGATCCGGCTTGTCCTCTTGCCTCCCCAGCCAGATGTAAGGAAATTCCTCTTGGCCTGTGGGTATGAAATCATGCACAGGCACAGGATCACCGGAATCAGTAACGATGGCGCCATTGATAAGGGTGTAGAGCCCTTTCTGCAGGGCGTTAAGTGGGAGTCTGTAAATTAGCATGTCTTGGTCACCGCCTCTCTAACCTTGGCCTCAAACCTTAGCCGTTCAGCGTCCATAGCTGGTTTCATAAAAGGCCTTGCCTTCCTCGCAGGGATGTTGGCCCGGGTAAAAAAGTAACCCGAGCCCCCGGGATGGAGGGCCTTTTTCTTGACTGGCATAAGAACGGGGACCGGCCCGGCGCCGTTTTCCACCAAGTGAGCCGTTGGCTCTTTGGTGTAGACGACGCCGACGGTATTGGTCGGGGTGTCCTCGAATCGCATCCGGATAGACTTTTTTAGGGCCCCGGTGCGTGCAGGCACCCTTTGGACAGCGCCTGCAAAGACGCTCTCCGTGCTATCTTTTACAATCTTGCGGATGCTGTCGCTTGTCCTCTTGTCGTAGGAGTCGAGCTGTCTCAGGCAGTTAAAGACCGCCTGAGATATATCCGCTTTGACGATAAAAGTCGCTTTTTTAGCCACGGTGCATCACCGCCTTGCAGGTCATTGTCACCTCGCCGTCCACGGAGTAGTCCAGATTTAAAATCTCATAGGTCTGATTTTTGTAGATTACGGTGCAGGACTCATCAAGCCCTGCCAATGTCTTGATGGTAATGCCTTGAGTGACTCCCGAGATGGGACCGCCGCCGGCATTACCCGCCCAAAACTTGGCGGGATGAATCATAGCCCAGACGGTCGCCAGTAAGGCAGGCTTCCCTTTGCGGTAGCCGCCCTGGCCGTCAGAGACTTTGGCCGTCTTATACACCTGGATGCGCTTGTTGCGCTCCCCTACCCTTGTCGTTTTCATCACTGGCCTCCCGCCTGCTGTTTGGCTCTGATCTGAGCGACTAGCGCCGTGATCGCCATGCCTTCAATTTCGGAGCCGGAAAACAGCAGGTCCGGGTTGGTCAGCTGCCGGGAGGTCAGAGTGACGAGGAGATTAACAAAGAGAGGGTCGTCATAATCTGCTTTGCACCCGGCGTTGGTTAAGTAAGTTTCCGCGCCTTTTGCATAAAGCATGGCGTTCGCAATTTCCTCCTCACTGTCGAGGTGTAAGAGTCTCGACAGCTCATCTTGGCTAATCATCCTGTCATCCCTCCTTTAGACTTATTTACCGGTGCCGGAAGAGGCTGCGGTGCCTTTTTTGACTCTTACAAAGCCCTTATAAGCTACAACGTTGCCACCCGCATATATGCGGGATTTGTAGGAGATCATGTCCTGCTTAAACTTGAAATCGGTGGATTTCTGCACGTCAAGCGGGGAGAATGCTACCAGTTTGTAGCTTTTAACGTCGCCGTAAGCCATGCAGTAAGCACCTGCAGAAGTATTGCTGTTAGAAACAGCGGAGCAAGCGGAGTTAATGAAGAACGGTACGGAGTTGATAGTACCGAAGCCGCCACGGTTTACGATGTTGTAGAAAGGCTTGCCGTCGGCAGAGCGGACAGAAGCGAAAGCTTTGAGGTCTTCTTTGGAAAGAATCAGGGCCGCCTGAGATTCCACAGATTCATCGCCTCCGTAGGAGAACACAATGTCATCCAGGGTGGTGTTGCCAATAGCGGAAACAGTAATGTCAGATTCGGCAGGGATAGCGTCGCACTTGGTGGAGAAGATACCGGTCAGATGGCCCGCGGTGCCGTCGCCCAGCATGATTTCTTTTGCCAGTTTCTTTCTGGTGGATTTGGTCACCCTGCCTTCGACAAAGGCGGCATAGTCAGCGGCCGGCAGTTTTTCCACTTCGTCCGTGATTTCAGAGTAACCGGTAATCTTAGATTTGGTGATTTCTGCATAGCCAAAAGCAGCATCGGTGTCAGCCAGTTCCGCGCCTTCTGCGGTGTAATTGCCGTCCGGGGAATCTTTAGCGTAGGGCTGTTTAAAAGATTCGCCGCCCTGCAGTTCCATATAGTCGACAGCATCGAGCAGGGAGGAAACCTGCTGGAAGGTGTCGTTAATGGTGGCGGAATCACGATGCGGCAGGATGATGCTGCCGGTGGCAACAGTAAGGGAGCGGCCTTCTTTGAGGTCCCTGCCGCGCTGTTCCATCTGTTCCGCGGTGCGGCTCTGGCGGCCTTCTGCGGTTACAGTAAAGCCGGCGCCTGGTTTAAAGGACCTGTTTTCCGGCGCCTGGTTCCGGGCTTCGTGTTCGGCGTGTTCATTGACAGCCTGTGTGCGGGTGTCCGGTTCTGCAGTCTGGGCAGGCGCCGGTACCTGGGCATTTTCAGCGACGCGCTGTGCTTCTGCGGCGCGGGCTTCCTCCACGAGGCCCTTCATAAATTCAATGCCAGCGGACAGGTCCTTAATCTGGCCCTGCAGGCTTCTGAGTTCGTTCACGTCCTGGCTCGCTTCGGATTTCTTCACCAGAGCGGCGCGGGCATTTTTCTTTGCTTCGATTTCTTCGAGCAGTTTCTTGATGTTCATGTTTTCAACCTCCAAAAATACGATTCTTGATTTTAAGCATTTCGATTTCGTTAGCAGTCTCCACTGCCTTTCGCTCTTCCTCCCGCTTGCTCTCCAGCAGCTGGCGGGCATTATCCAATGCCTCTTTATCGGACCGAGCCGAAATATCGGTATCCTCATAGGCCGGGAAGGTCACAGCAGACACTTCATAGACCTTAGAGATTTTATTGATAGTACGTTTAGGATGGTCCTCATCAGACCAATCCCAGGTATCCTCAGCGACTACAAAACAAAAGGACATGCCGTCCACGTCGCCACGGGAGATGGCAGAGTAAAGGGCCGCCGCCTCCGGATTGTTTCTGGTGTCCAGTTTGGCATCAATTAAAAGGCCCTGGTCATCGATGGACAAGGTCATGGTACTGGAGCCGTTATTGCGACGGCTTCTTGCCAGCGGCACCTTATCAAAGTCATGGTTGGTGAGGAGCGGCACGTCAGTTAAATCGCATCCTTCAAAGGCGCCGCGTTCAATGGTTTCATCAAACCAGTCTCCAATAGAGGTGGTCTGCCCAAACACGGCGGCATGACCTTTAACTTCGCGGATGCCGTCATCCTCCACGCCGTCAGTCCTGGTTTCTAGGGCCCTAATGTCAGGGATGTTAAAGCGACGCTCGACTTTACCGCGCATGCTCCGCTGGTTCTTTTTAGTCTTCTTTCCCATCAGTTTCTCCTTTCTTTGAATTACCTAAGTCACCGGATTTTGACATGCTGGCCTGGTAACTGTTGGCCAACGTGGAATCCACATAGTTGAGGGACCTGAAACGACGATTCCCATCAGGCACCGGCTCCATGCCAAACATTTCGCGGGCCTCGTTGACGGAGACCATTTCAATCCTTGTGCCAAGGTCAATAAACTTGATTTTCTGTTCGTTAGTCAGGAAAGCCGCCCGGTTGCAATAGGTCTTGAGCCAGTGCCCCAGGTCCAGTTCCCTCTGACTAAAAAGGCAGGCGCTCATGGCCTGCTCGAATTCGACTTGAAAATCCTCTATGCACGTCTGGAAAAAGGCGTCATACTGTTCAGGCGTATAATCGCCGGAAAGCACCGCCGTGGAAATGCCGTAGCGCTCCTGGATGACGCCTTTCAAAAACTTGAAAATAGCATCATCAATATGGGCCTGCTGCATGTTGACAGGCGTAAATTCGCCCGGAAGGTCTGTGGCCACAATACCCAGCTGGGAGGATTTGATGTGGTCCTCAAAGTCATCCCGCATCTGTTGCAGAGTGTCTCGGTCCACGATGGTCTTGGCATGGTAGATGCCGGTTATCTTAAGACTTGCCTCCAGGCTCTTTGGCACAGTATCGAGCATGGAGCCCAGGGCGCCCACGCTCTTCTGCAGGTCCCTCACGTCAGGCCAGCCAAAGTCACTCCCGCCGCCAATGATGAGGTTCTTGCCGCGCCTCCACTTAAGATGCACAAGGTCTTGATACGGGAGAATGTCATAGCCGCCAGATCGCCAGCGGAATTTAATCTCCCAAATGTCTCCTGCATCATCGGTACCTATTTCAATCTCCGTAGGATTGAGCGGCCACAAAGCTTTAAAGTACTTCGTATTGTTCCCATGGCTGTCGGTTATCCAATCAAACTCGGGATAGATAAAGCAGTTGCAGTCCTTCATGCGCAGCCATGCGCAGGCCCGAAGGAAGTCGCTCGTGGTCTGCAGGGGATTAGGCTTTGCCCTAAAGAGCCTTGTCAGTTCATCGTTCTGACGCTTGACTGTGTCATCGCCAAGGACCACGGACATAACGGACATCTTGCCAATCTCTCTGGCCACCCTGTCGATGCAGTTGTTTACATAGTCGCTGGCGTAGATGTCCTGGCCTCCATAGGAGGTGACAGCGGTGCTGTCATCCAGGAGGCTCACAAGCATGCTCTGCTTGGTTGCGGCGCCGAATATTTTTTTCAAGTAATTAAACAGCACTTTGTCCTCCTTGGATTGCTAAATAGTCCGTTTTGTACCGCAGATATGCGGCGACTGCGATGATGTACCCCAATGTTCCGTCGATGCGGTTTTTACTCTGTCCAAACTTTTTAACAGGCATCATCTGACCGATGTTGTTGAGCCGGATGGCCGTGTTGGTAAGACACCACTGGTCCACTGGGTTGTTATTGTAGTTAATCATGTGCTCTTTAAGATAGCTCTCGAGCACTGACATAGGTCCGGACAGGCTGTTAAAGTCCATTCCTATCCTCTCCAGTATGTCGGCGCCAAATAACTCGGCAATGCCTTTTTTAAAATCTTGGGAGTGCCAGTTATCATAGCCGATTTTAAATGGCACAAGGTGGTAATTAACGTAGAGATTCTTAAACCAATCCACCACCATCGAATCATCTACCTCGGTTCCTGGGCAGATGGTGACAAGACCCTGTTTCGCCCATTCGTTATAATCTTTCTTTTCTGGGTTCAAGCCGTTATCCTCCAGGATAGCGTTAGCCTTGATTTCCGGAATAAAGTACATGGCCAGGCTTTTGAGGAGCCTGGTTTCCGGATCCACGAAGAGCGCCCTTGCGCAGCAAAGGTCTGTGGTCTCGGCAAGGTCCACGCCGCCCAGATAGTACTGGCCTTTAAGGTCAGCGAGGTCAAAGGTCTCAGGGTTATTAATGGCGGCCATATCAAGCCACGCGGCAGCGCTGTTCTGCTTGATGTTAAAATCCTTCGCAAGGACAAAGGATTTTGTGGCGGCGTTGTTCCGAGCCTCCCCCACCATCTGCCGAAGGAATGTCCATTTCTTAATGACGCCCAGCCCGGGATTGGATTTGCACCAGGATTGTTCATTCTGCCACACCTCCTCCTCGCTGTCCTGCTGATAAAGGAAAATCAGCCAGCGGGAGCGGTGAGATTCATCCATCAGCACCTGCTGCGCCTCTTCCATTTCTTCGTCAAGATAACCGTTATCGGTGAATCCTTCGGTGGTGATTTCAAGGTACAAAGGTTCATCCTGAGTGGAAAGCGCCTGCCTGATTGGCATTACCAGAGTGTTGTCCTTCATTTCATGGACTTCATCCACGCAGCCTACCTTGATGTTCTTACCTTCCTTTGCGCTAGTGCGGGCGGAAAGTTTCTTGATGCTTCCCTTGTTCTGAAAGGAAAATTTGCCCTTTGCGTGTTTTCTTGCTTTATTCCCCCAGAAGAGGCCTTTAAGGTTTCGATGGGTACAGCGGGCAATCTTAGGGCTTGCCTCCCTCATGGCGTCGGTGGCGTCAAAGAGGATACTGGCCTGGTCATAGTCGTTGGAGCCAAAGAGGATATTGGTACCCATCTCGCCGCACACCCACTCGGCAAGAGAAATAGCAGAAATAAGCGGAGACTTGCCATTCTTTCTGCCTATGCAGAGCAGGAGACGCTGGAAGAGTCTGACAGGCTTCTTCAATTCCTCATCGTAGATTTTGAAAGAATACAGCGCTTCAATAATCGCTTTCTGCCAGATAGTCAGGATAAAAGGCTTTCCGGCAAAAGGCGCCTGGGCGTGCTTGCATTCCCGTTGGATAAAGTTGATGCGCTTGTTGGAGTCTGTGAAGTCCTTTATAACTTCATCGTCCTGCAGGAGCTCCAATAGTTTCTGCATCTGCAGCTTAATCAGAGCGCCGACGATGTACTTCCCTGACTGGATGCCCGCCCAGTAACGAGTTATCCAACAATCATCCTTACTCGTAATCGTCGAGTCCGGAATCATCGTCGTCATCCTTTTTACCAAGGACCTTCGTCAGCTTGAAACAGATGTTTGCATAATTGGCCCTTACCTTGGGAAGGACCTTGCTCACCGGGGTTTCCTTCTGCAGTGCCGGGTTCTGCGGGTTCATCTTGACAAGGCCGCTTTTTTTAACCTCTAGGTGTAATGTGTTTAATTCCACTCGAAGGCGGGCGGCTTCCCAAAACATTCCATCCAGCAGGGCCAGCATATTGGCGTCGCAGTCGGCAAAGAGATTCTTGAGCCGGTTGTACTCAGCTTCTTCTGGGTCGATTGTCGGCGCAATCGACGTGCAGTCTTTATCAGTCTTTTTCATCGTCGGCCCTCCTTTCGGGGTCTGGTTAATTTTTAAGGGAAAAAAGTCGAATTTTCGGTTTTAATCGAAAACATCTGTCCCGCCCGGTCTTGATTCCGGGGAAAAATTTTTTCGATGGCGGGGGGTGGTTTAATTTATTTTTGATAAGTTTCAAACCATTTAATAATATATTTTTTCCATTCATCAGCGAAGATGCCTCGAGCTCCCGCCGCCGCTAAACATTCGTCCATGCTTGCCTCGGCCATGACTGCGGTACCCCCTGTCTGTTTAAGGATAGCTTCCCGCATCCCCCGCAGAGGAAAGCCGCCCACAATGTAGGCGTCATGCCAGCCGCCGTATCTTGTCTTGACTTGGTTGATGAGGTCATGGTAGATGGCAAGGACGTTGCTTCGGAGGCAGTCCGGCTTGTCATAAAGGTCGAGCCCTGAGACCGCACGATACAGCAGGTCCATGTCGATTATCAAATCGCCGCGAGTACTCATCTGGTTTACAAGCGTCGACTTGCCGGAACATGGTGGCCCATAAATAAGAAGCACTTGCCGCTCATGCTTGTGCCCGAATCTCTCATGCTCTGCATTGTGACAGTCAAAGCAGATGAGCTCCACGTTATCCGGATTGAGTGCCACCTCAGGGTTGTGCACATTATCCTTGGTCAGAGGGATAATGTGGTGGCCGATAAGCTCTGCCGTGTTAAACGTCATGTCCTTACCGCATCGCTCGCACTTGGGCCCTCGCTTGATAATCAGCTGCCACCTCAGGTCCTTCCACTCTTTCGAGTTGTATAACCGGGCCGCCCACGCCTCAGCCATTAGTAGTCACCCCATTCAACCGGCTTCCTGTGTTTCAGCCAGAAGATGGCCGCCGTGGCGTTGGAAGGAATCCATTTATGCACCACTTTAGTTTCTACAGACTTTACCGGATCACCGTCCTTATCAAGCATGGGTTCGCCTTTGGACGTCCTTGCCTCCCTGGTGAAGGTGGTCACCTCATCCACGTAGTAACCTCTTGCAGATTTATACACGGCGTTTTCCACTCGCCGGTCTGCGACTTCCTTCCCCATCCGCAGGGCTTCCGCAATTTCAGGATGCTCCTTCTTCCAGGTGTAAAAGGTCTGCTGGCAGACTCCCAGGTGGTCCTTGTCTCTAATCTGGGCGTCGGACAGGCCGTCCAGGGCCCATCCTTTAATCTTGTCCAGACCTTCGGGCGTTACCCATTTTGTCCACTTGGCTTCCATGTCCTCCGCCTCCTTTCGGGCAAAACAAAAGCGCCGCCCCATTAGGGACCGCGCTCATGCATAATTCTTTACTATATTATATCACACATTGCAAGGTGCAAATCATGTCAAATCGTGTAACTTTCTGTCAAGTGATGTAAACTCTTCCAGAAAAGGTTCAGTTTCTTCCATGACTTCCAGATAGTCCAGGGCTTTCCGGCGGCGGTCATCCAGCCTCTGTCTGGTTACACCATAGGCTTCTGTCAACTTGCTCCAGTCCCATCCTTCGTAATAACGAGCCTCAAGCAGTAAACGGTCATGGTCTTCGGGCAGATAAGCCAGGATGTTTTTAATAGCCTGCAGACTTTCCGCCAGTCTCTCCGAGTGTTCCCGAAGTTTGGCGTCAATGTCTTTAAGTCCATCCTCCAGCGTGATAATGACATCGGACAGGTCTCGGCTCTCTCCGCCGCAAATCTTGACCTTGTCATAACTCACGCCTTTAAGGCCGGTGCAAAGGTCAATCCGGCATTTACGCATAACGCCCAGAATCTTAAGGGATTCCCGTTCATAGTTGACTACGGCCCTGAGATAATCCAGGCGCCTCTCCACCGGAGGCAGCTTCCTATTTTCTTCTAACATGTTTGGCCCCCTCTTCGGTGATGCTGGTGTAGCAGACTCCCGTCTTCCTGTCGGCGATAATCAAGTCATTCATCAACTGGTACCCCGCCTTCTTTACCAGGATGCGAACGGTGGCGATAACTCTAAAGGCTGTCATGGCGCGGTTCTCTCTTGCCGCCTCCTTCTGCTCTTTCTGATATTTGGCAAGCACCTGTTCGTAGGTCGGGTCGCTGTGGTAATGCACATTGCGATGCAGTCCTTCTTTCGGCATCAGTCCCTCCTGTTCCACGCCTTCACGGCGTCAGTTACGTCAAGATACTTCCGGCCTTCTGAGGCAATGCACCGCGGGTCCTTGCAGGCCACGGAGTAGAGTGCTTCGCCACGTCCACGGTAGATGATGATTCCTGCCTCGCTCCCACAAAACGGACAGCGCTCAAGCTTTGCCTTTCTTACTGCTTCATCCGTTTCCTTCTGCTTGTAATAGGCAATCGCTTCTTCGGCATAAGATGGCATCATGGTCTCACCTCTTTCTGGGATCAATGGGCACACCGTGAAGGACGTCCACGGACCAATGCATGTACTGCAGGGCCTTTTCCATGTCCTTGAGTTCCGTGCCTTTAAAGCGGGAACGAAGGATATACTTCAGGGCGTTGCCCTTGCAGAAGCCGTAGAGCTCCTTGGCGTCAAAGTACATCTGCATAACTTCGATTGGCTCCTTCTCCGCAGTCTGGTAGTGCTTCTGGTCAACGGCGGCGCCGGTGTCCTGCTTCTTAAAAACCATAGGGCTCTTAGGAATTTCACTTTCTTGGATTTCATGTAAATCGGCTGGCTTCACATCAAAGTCCTCCCAGGTTAAAGGCCTTTCACCCTGAACGCTCTTTTTATGCTTCAAAAGATTTCTAGCATATTCCTTTGCTCTGGCCTGAAGGTCTTTCAAATCCAAAAACCGGTCATTATCCACTATCCAGGTAATCTGCTTTAATGTGTTGTCTTTTACAGCATAAGGAAGTCCGTCAGGCAAGGCGGACATAGCCTTCGATATATAATCGGCTTTACTTGTTAATGATTTTTCAGAGCTCATAATCATTTCCTCCATTCCCAAGTGCTGTCAATCAAGCAGGAAATCCAGCCACGGTCAAGCAATGCGGCCAGCACTTTCATCTGGCTCGTCGTCAGCTTCATGGCGTTTTCCTTGTCATAAGATACAAAGCCGTTGTACCAGACAAGAATAAAATTTGTAAAACCTTTCTTCCTCAGCCATTTGGCGCAATCCATGTGGCTCGGACTCGCCAGGAAGATAAGGCCGTTATCGGTCACCACGATTTCGCAGTAATTAATAAAGTGCTCCTTGTTGACCTTCACCATCTTTAAAAATTCGTCCAGGGTAAAGGCTACATACCAGTGTCTTTCGTAAGGGTTCATATCAGTACCATCCTTTGATTTCCACCCCTGCCACATCTTTAAGGCAATGTTCCCATCCAGGAAGGATTATTTTGTATCGGATTCAAACAAAGCCCTTATTGATAACGATACATAATCCCGATCCCGTCTTTCACTCAGGAAGATATAAGGGCTATCCAGAATAGTCAGGGATTCTTTATCGTTATCAATTCGGATGACGTTTGCCAATGATAACGTTGTTATTAATTCATCAAATGGGAACTCTGTGTGCAGCTTCTTATATAATTCTTTGCGCAGCCTCTCATATACTTCTTTCGCTTCTGATTCCGTCTTACATTGTCTTCCGAAAAGATGGATGTAAAATGCTGAAACTGCTGATCTGTATCTGTGATCATTTAGGGCTTTCATCCATTCCTGACCAAAAAAATCATTACGAATGTTTATATATTTCATGTTTGCCATTCCTTTCTTATTAGAACTGCCCATTGGATTTCAATTCCTCCAGTACCATCCCTTAATCTCCACTCCGGCTTCATCCTTTAAGATTTTCGCCATCTCATCTAGCCGGACATAACCTTCCTCATAGCACTTGTACTGTTCCAGGCAGAGGTCAACGAATCTCCCCACTCTTCCTTCTTTTTTCATCAGAAGGCCATATTTGTCGTGAATGACCATGGCCGGAAGGGCCAGCATAAGATTAAAGGCCAGCTTACAGCCTTTAGCCGTAGCCTCTTCTTTCATGGCATCAATGTCCGACTGCTTGATGGAGACCATAGGGTCCTTTTTTATGATGCCTAGACGGCGTCTTTCCTGTCGGTTCATTTGATATCCTCCTTTCCCGGGATCCTGTCCACGGACAGATAACTGAGTGACCGCCGCAGAGATTTAAATTCTTCAAATTCTTTCTGGCTGAGCTCGGCAGTCACCGGAAAGCGCTCAAAGTAAAGGGAAAGCCTGTACTGCGGCGCTTTATCAAAACGGTTGATGTAGTAAAGTACTCGCTGCGCGCACTCGGAAATCTCGCGGTACTTAGCCCTTAAATAGTCGTTTTCGGCGTTAATATCGTGCGCTCGATTGATACTGCAAAGACTGATGGTGGCCGCCCCGGCCACGAAGCCCATAAAAATAAGGATGATAGCGGTGATGTAACTCATTTTTGAACCTCCTTTACAAGCATCTTGACGGCGTCCATCATGGCATCCTGGCCCATGCGTTTTGCCTTAAGGGCCGCCATGACGTGGGTGTCTAGTGTTCCCTCTGCCACAAGATGATGGATAACAACGGGCTCCTTCTGCCCCTGCCTCTGGAGTCTTGCGTTGGCCTGCTGATACTGCTCCAGGCTCCACGTCAGACCAAACCAGACGATGATGTGACCGCCTGCCTGGAGGTTGAGGCCATAACCGGCACTTGCGGGATGGGCCAGAAGCATGAAAATCTTTCCTTCGTTCCAGGCACGCACATCGTCTGCGCTTTTAAGCTGCCGGGCCTTTGGAAACTTCTTGAGGATCCTTGCAAGGTCGCTCCGGTAGGAATAGAAAACCAGGATAGGATTTCCTTCGTTGGTGCTCACGATGTCAGCCAAGGCATCCATTTTAGCGCTGTGAACCTCAATCATCCGGCCGTCGTTGTCATAGATGGCGCCGTTGGCCAGCTGGAGAAGCTTGTTACTGACAGCGGCGGCGGATAAGGCAGTAATCTCCTTGCCCTGCATTTCTATGATGTACTCTTTGGCCATGGCGCGGTAGGCGTCCATGCTGGCATTGTCCAGCTTGACGGGGATGGTCACCGGCGGCAGGACGTCAGGCATGTTTTTGTAGTCCTCGCTCTTGAGAGAAATGCAGATGTCGGAAATCTTGTCATAGATTTCTTTTTCCACCGCCGGATTTCTTACTTTCCAGCTGTAAACGATATCCTGGTTCCTTTTATCCGGCAGGAAATAGTTTGACCGAAAAGACGTAAGGCTTTTACCCAGACGCTTACCGCCGTCCAGTAAGTACAGCTGCGCCCAAAGGTCCGTGAGTCCGTTAGGCCTCGGGGTTCCGGTCAGAAGGACTATCTTCTTGAAGCATCCCCTTACTCGCCTGATGGCCCGCCACCTCTTTGTCTTGGAGTCCTTGAATGACGTGCTTTCGTCAAGAATCAGCATGTCGAAGGGCGGCTTGTAATGTGTCTGCTCCATAAGCCAAACCACGTTTTCGCGGTTGATAACGTAGATGTCGGCCTTTTTGTAAAGCGCCCTCAGACGCTCCGTCTTGCTCCCCAGGATGGTGGAAAATCGGAGGCAGTGAAACGGGTCCCACTTTTGTGCCTCATCCTGCCAGGTAGCCTCCGCCACGGTCTTAGGCGCCACAATCAGGACGCTCCCGATTTCAAAGCTGTTGTACATCTCCTCCAGGATGGCGGCCAGGGAAATGGATGTCTTCCCAAGGCCTCAACCCATGCCCAGAAATACACCGGTGCATGGATTTTCGACGATGTGTCTAACCACTGCTTTTTGGTACGAATGTAAGTTGAGCATCATAAGGCATCGCCTCCCTTCTGTCTGCAGAGCCTACGGACAAGTGCCTTTGCCGTGTCCTTGTTGTCTACGACAGCTACCCGGTGCCCCCGATAATAAAGGTAAAGCAGGATAAAGCGTTGCACCGGCCTGGGCTTTCCTCCGGGTCTTTTGAGTTCCACGAAGCAGGTCACACCTCCAGGGAGAATGATAATCCTGTCCGGCACGCCTGCGGATGCTGGAGAAACAAACTTGAAGGCCTTGCCGTGGTTCTTTCTGACTTCTTTCACCAGATACTTTTCAATGTCTCGTTCATTTTGCATAAAATCTCACCTTTTACCCTCCTGCGAGTGCTTGCCTCGTTGGCAGAGTGTCAACGATGTCAACAGATTTTTGCTCGCTTATATACCTATAGCGAATTAGGGGCCTATTTTTTCCTTAGGCCTCTAAATCCCCTATCTGTACATACTCTATACATAATCTGTTGACACTGTTGACAAATATAGGAATATATAGATAAATACTGGAAAAAATCGTGTCAACGGAGGCGTCAACGAAGTTATTATTTCGTTGACAGTTAAAATTTTGGATAGGTACATTCCGTTGACAAGCGGATTATTTTTTATCACTCTGTTTACACTTTTTAGGCGAAATCAGGGTGCTATAAAAATTAGATTCACTGTATAAATATACATCTACAGGCGCTCCATCAAATTCTATTCCTGCGTCCATGGAAAATATGGCGAGGTACCTTTTCCACGCCGCTCCCACGTCGGGCCTGTGCACCTGATACCATTCCTGCAGTCTTAAAATCATCACGAAGATTTCGTCCCAGGTCCTCAGGTTGAGAATCCGGGCGGAAAATGTTCGCACTCCTTCCGTCTGCCGGATGTTAATGTAGGCGTTCTGGACGCTGCTTCCGTTGGCGTAGTTCATGATACAGAACTGGAGGCCCCGTGGTCCGAAGACCACAATGCTTCCGTTATCCTGGGTATAATCCCAGTCCTCATTCTGCAGGACCTTCAAAAAGGCCCCCTTTCCTTTCAATTTCACGGTAATCACTTCCTTAAAAAGCTTCTCTGCCTTCCGTAAAGGCTAAACCTATGAGTTGGCCCCAGCTTCCAGCCCAGGATATTAAGCAAAATGGCGCTGAGCTCCCGGCTGTCCTTATTAGTAAATCTGGATTTATCCTGGCCAAAGGCCTCGCACCAGATTTCCAAGGTGCAAACGTACTCCCTTTCTTTCTCGCCGGGGTCCTTGGGCCTTGCTTCGTACTTTGCCAAATATTCCTGCCTATTGAATAGGTCCATCTTGTCCCATCCCGTAGGCAGCCGCTTGCTGAGATAGTCTTCAATCATTCCGGCCTTTTCGCTTCCTTCTGTAAGGTCCGACTGAATCTTACGGGCTTCCTTTTCGGCTTCCGGCGACAGAAGCAGGCTGTGGAAATCCATGTTACGGTCAAACCGGTTCAGAAGTTCCTGCTTCTTCGTCTCATCAAAGGTGGCGGGGTTGATATTCCTTTCTCCGCAGTACACAAAGAAGGCCTCGAAGGACTCCATCGCCCAGGTGGTTCTAACCTCCGCCCAGATGAGGTCCCTCTTTGCTTTGAGCTCCTCCATCTTTTCTACGGTGGTCAGCACCACGTTGTCCGGCGCATACTCGGTGCCCTTTCCTACGCCGCACATGACCGGCCAGAATCGGCGGCCGCCGGTGCGGTCCTTAAGAAAGATAGCGTCATTCGTAGTGCCTGCAAAGACGCACTGCCTGGGGTACTCCTGCGTACGGCGCCCGTAGGCCATACGGAATTTATCAGAAGGCCGGCTGAGGAAAGCTTTGATTTGGTCATTGTCTGCCTTGTTTGAGGCCTGCATTTCGGAGAGCTCTACAATGCTTGTCCCCTGGATCTGCTCCATGGGGTCCTTGCCGGAAAAGCTGGTGATGGAGTCATTAAACCAGTCGCCGCCCAGAATCTTGAGAAACGAGCTCTTGCCTATCCCCTGAGGGCCGCTGAGCACCAAACATTGGTCAAACTTGCAGCCGGGCGAGTATACTCTTGCCACCGCCGCTTTAAAAAATACCTTTGTGACTTCCCTTACAAAGGGCGTGTCCTTGGCGCCCAGGTAATCCACGAGGAGCGTAGGCACTCGCTCCACGCCGTCCCATGTGAGGCTCTCGAGGTAGTCCCTTACCGGATGGAAACGGTTGTCCATCATCACCTCCGTCAACACGTCATCCACCAGCGCCCTTTTGTCTATCTTGTAGTGTTTGCTGAGATAGTTACGAAGGCAGGCGTCGTCGGTGTCAGACCAGATGGGCGCACCATCGACTTTGCGCCAGGGGACGTCACCCTTAAGCAGGTAACGATGGGAAAAAAGATCGAGCCCGAAGCGGTCCCTGAGCAGCGGGTCATTTGTCATAATCAGCTTGAGGTTGTCCACGCTCTGGGCGATGTGAAGATTGTTCCCCTTTCCTTCCATTTTGAGGTTATCGGTCCAAGAGGTGTCCAGGTCCTTTTCATCCACGCCTGAGTCTTTAAACATCTCCCGGATTTCCGCCGTTTTTTCGCTGTTGTACTCCTTCATGGTGGCTTTGTCTTTTTTCGCAAAGTCCATCATGGCAAGATACGACGGAAGGCGGTTGAACGGGGTGTCCGGTTTGACGTTGAGGTCGAGGTCCCTAAACTTGTGGATTCTGAGGAAGTCAAAGGCGTTGTGCTCTTCTCCTCCCGCGGGGTCCGTGGAGTGGTGGGACATTGCGAAACGTCCTTCCTCATAGATGACCAGGCCGCCGGAGGTGGAGCCTTTGGCGTAGGTCCAGCGGTTCTCATCATTCGTGGGGATGTACACGTCGGGAAGGAACGTGGTAATGACGTCCTGGATGGTGTAGGCCCTGCAGAACGCCCCGATTAATCCGGGCTTTTCCCGCGGGTCCTCCGCTTTGGATGCGGTCCGATTAATGGCGGCTTCCTTTGGGTGGAGCGGCCAGGAGGCGATGTCATGCCAGTCATCGTACTCACCCAGAATCTTGTCGGCGTCCATGATGAGCCCGTCGTTGTACTTAAAGACGTAGACGCCGTCCGACGGCGTGGAAGGAAAGTGCATGAGGCGTTCAGGCTCGAAGGTCGTCGGGTCCATGGCGTCCATGCCGATTCTTTCCGCCGCCTTCCTGGCAATAGCCTGGTACTCATCCGGCGTTACCGGACGGCTTAAGGGCGTGATGATGCGGAGGCGTGGTTTTTCCGGCGTATGGCTGTGGGTGGAGTAAAAACACCATGCGCCGTTACCGAGTTTAGCAGGCAGGGCATCGGGAAAGTCCTTCGTGCCGCTGTCGGCGTCGAGCGTTAAGAGCTGCCGGTACATCACATTGGTTTTGAGGCGCCGGCCGTCTTTGAGCCTGCCGCCTACGAATCCGCCTACATCCTTCTTTGCGTCCTTCTGAGGCTTCGAGAAATGGTGGTACTCCGCCACGGTCTCCCCTGTCCTTGCGGTCTCGGAGAGCCTGTCTACCATCTGGCTCCATGTGACTTCCCTTTGCCGCCACACCTTAGCGAAGCGGTGCGGCGCCGTGGAGATAGCCACCTTGATGTCGTTTTTGAGCTTAATTGGCATTTGCTGCTGTCACCTCCTCCATGTCTAGTGTTGCGACGGCAAGCCTCTTGCGGCGTGCCCAGTTTTTGATGCTGGTGAGCATCTCGGGGTCCTCCCCTACAATCCGGTTGCATGGGAGCTTTGCCTGCACGATGGCTTTTTGCTTTGGATTGACTTCGATGCAGACCTTTGCCTGCCTTTTGACAAAGTAGGCAAGCACCACTGCCTTGCAGTCCTTAACCTGGTCCTTATAGGTTCCCGCGCAGTTGTGGAAAAGGGAGCCACAGGGGAAGCCGCGGGAGCCAAAGAAACTGAAAAAACTGAATCCGCTATAGGTGTGCAGTGTCAGGACGGGCTTCCGTCCCCTGCCGTCAGGGTCCGGGATGTGCTCGCCGCTGGTGTCTGCTGGAAAGCGGATTACATCATAGAGCTCCTTAGCGTGCAAAGTTGCTAAAGTTTTCATGATGCCACCTCACTTTCTTAGAAAAGGTCGTCCAGGCTGTTATCATTGGCAGGCCCTTCGGCCTTGGTTTCCTGCGGTTTCGGTTCTTCTTTCGGAGGTTCTTTTACCTCTTCCGCCTTTGGTGTTTCTGCCGGTTTTTCAAGCGACGCATCAAAGAGCGTGGGCGCCGGTTCTTCCTTCGGCTTCTCCTCGGTCTTTGGCTCAGCCTTCTTCCTGGGCGCTCTCTTGCACTTCGGGGCTTCCTTCGGCTTTTCTTCTGGAGCCTCTTCCGGCATATCCTCTGCAGTTTCTTCTGCAGGCTTGCCATTCTGCGTGGCCTGCCAGTCAAGAGCCGCCATGATTACGTGGGAGGCGTCGGCGCAGTCCTGACAGTACTTGATGGCCTTAATGACCGCCACCTGCTTTTCTTCGGATGCGCCTTCCTCCGCCAGATGTTTTTTATACTTTTCCAGAACATTTACAGCCTGCCGGCCCATGTCGGCCTGCGAAATGAACATGCCTTTTGAGATTGCCATAATTAACTTCCTACCTTTTTGACTTTGCAAAATTCCGCCCAGTTAAAGACGGGGTGCTTCTGTGTGGCCATGTCGTACATCATGGTTTTGATGAGTGTTACCGCTTCCCCTTCGGGGATGTCCTTGTTTCGGAAGGGGATGGTAAAGTACTGCGGCGCCTCTCCTTTGACGTGGATTTCAAACTGCTGCTTGTAGGGCCCGAAATCAAAGGTGATGCTGATAATGTCATCGACGTTGACAAGTTTGAGCTCGCGGTCGGTGTTCGTAAAAAGGAAATACCTGTTCATTTCTGAGGCCTCCCGTTGATGAATACGGAAATATCGTCATCCGGATTGGCGCCAAACTTGGCGCCGTTTTCCATGCTGATGAGAGCATCCTCATTGGATTTCGCGTTGGTGATGATTTCTTCCAGTAATTTCTTCTGCCGGGTAAGTTCGGCCCCCGGCCGGGCCACCTCCTGCATGGATTTGAGAAGGTTTTCCGACTTCCGCAGTGTCTGCCGGTTGTCGCGGTAGATGCCTTGGATGTTGGTTACAACTTTATTCCATTTCATAAATCTATCTCCTATCTGTTAGTCACCCAGATGAGTTTGCTTTTTGCCCTGGTGGCGGCTGTGTACCGCCACTCGGAGCGGAAATTGAGGTTTTGCCTGTCGTCCCAGGAGTCGTCAATCACGACGATAAAAGGATACTCGGAGCCCTGGGCGGCGTGAGCCGTTATGACGTAGGCATAATCAAACTTGTCCCAGTGCAGATGCCTGAAAAAGGTATCCCGTGCAAAGGCGGGTTCAAAGTCAAACACCGGTCGCCCATTAGGCAGGGCTCTAACGTTCCTGGCGTAGCCGGTCATGCCGTTTACAAGGCTCAGCACTCCGATGTCCTCGGAATAGATCTGTTTCTTCCAGTCGTTTTCCTTCCGGATTATCTTCTCTCCCTCACGGAGGAGTCCTTCATATCGGTTGGCCTTGCGGGCCTGCCTGTTAAGGATTTCCCTGTTGCGGTTGGTGGCGCAGATCATCTGGTCAGAGAGTGTGAGCAGCCTGCCAAAGTGTTTGACAAACTGTGCGTAAGGCATGACCGTAACATCATCCCCCACCGGAAAGTCTTTCGCCCTGGGCGTCCATCCCCGCCTGAGCTTTTGCGCAAAGAGCGGGATGCGGTTTCCTGACTGCCTCATGATTTCGTCCAGTGTCACGTCTGGATTTTTCAAAAGGTTGGAAAAGCTGTCGCCTACCGGTGGGAGCTGGCCCGTATCGCCTATGGCAAGGACCGGGATGTGGAAACTGAGAAGGTCAGCCGCCACCTCGGAGCCTACCATGGACGCCTCGTCCACGATGATGAGGGAGAAAGGCAATGAGTCCTTAAGGTGTTTGATAAAGTGCTTGCGGCCGGTAATGGAGTCTACCTCCACCTCATAGCTGTAGATGGCTGAGTGGATGGTCTGTCCGGGCATGCCCTTCTGCCTCATGACACAAGCGGCTTTGCCGGTGTAGGCGCAAAAAAGGATTTTATCCTCATCAGGCTCCAGCGCATGGGCGATGGTGGTCGCCACAGTCGTCTTGCCGGTACCGGCATAGCCTGCAAGCTTGAAGATTGGCTCGTTCTGTTTTCGGTACCAGTCGGCGGCCATGTCTACGGCTGCCTGCTGTTTTGCATTAAGTTCCATAGTGTCCGCCTCCTAGTCTTTCATGTAGTAATAGCCTTCAAAACCATCACTGTTCTTGATGAGTCCATATTCCCATGGCTCGTTCATGCACATGAGCCTTTTGACTTCTTCCAGGCTTCCTTCTCCCTCCGGTCGTTCCATAATCACTTCATCGTGGACGTGCATCAGGATTTTGTAGCCTGCCTCTTTGAGCCTGAGCATGGCGGCGGCTAGACTGTCGCGGGCGCAGGCCTGTGTGATGTTTTCCACAAGCTTGCCGCCGTAGGTCTCAAGCCTCCCCCATTTCCGGGTGGTCTGTTCCAGCCCCTCATATGTGAGGGCGTCTCGGTCAAACCGGTTTCGCTCAATGATTGGATGGAGGTAGATAAGAAGTCTCCCCGAAGGGAGCTTTACCAAAAGGCGGTCATCCTGGCACTGGAAGCCGATGCTTGGGTTCCCCGGAAGGAACCAGGGCCGTGGATGCTCCTCCTTGAATCCCATGTTGAGCTGAGCCACGCGGCGCAGGTTGGCAAGAGCGCCTATGATGAGGTGCTTTTTGTCGTCAAGTCCTGCGTTGTGGATAAGGTCCTTGTAGCGGCCGATAGTCTCGGGCCTTACGTGGGAAAGCCTCTCCACAACTACGGCGAGCTTCGGGTCGGCGTCCAATGTACAAGGCCTGTAGCCGCTTTTGGCTCCTCGGAGCTGTAGGACGGCGTTAAAAGCGCAGGCCTCTACGTTGGCCCAGAGCTGTGGGATGTGGGGGCTTGAGGCCCTCCACTTTTTGACAATGTCTTGCAGTTCGTCGTCTTTGAGCCCCATCCGGTCGGCGCCCATGGCCTTCAAGGCTCCGATGGAGCCCTGGTATCCAAGGGCGAGCTCTGCAATCTTGCCTTTTGCCCTGAGATGTCCGTTAATGCCGTGTTTTTCAACCGGCACCTTGAACATGGAGGAGGCACTGGCGCAATAGATGTCGCCGTTTTTAGCAAAGACTTCCCGCCGCCATTCTTCATGGCTGAGCCACGAGATGACTCTAGCTTCGATGGCTGAGAAATCCTGCACCAGGAATCGGCTCCCATCCGCAGGAATGATGGCGGTCCGTACTAACTGGGACAGAGTGTCCGGCACGTTTTCAAAGCAGAGTTCCAGGCCGTCCAGGTCATCGGCAAGGACAAGGTTTCGGGCGCTGTCCAGTTCTTCGGCTTCCATGTTATTTCGGGGGAGGTTATGCAGCTGGACGATGCGTCCGGCCCATCTCCCTGTCCGCATGGCCCCGTAAAACTGGAACATCCCGTGCACCCTGCCGTCTGACGTGACCGCCTCCTGCATGGCCTTGTACTTTTGCACGGAGGTCTTTCCGAGCAGCTGCCGGATGCGTAGAACCCGGGCTGTTGTCTCGTCTAAAGGCGTGGACAGTAAATCAGCTATGTCCTGTTTGGCAAGGCCCCTGAGGGGCCTTTTGAGCCGTTTTTCAACCCAGCCTTTAAGCTGGATGACGCTGTTAGGATTAGGGAGTCCGGTGAGCCGCCTGGCTTCTTCCGTGAGCCTTGCTTTGTACTCGGAGCTCATGGAGATGGCATTATTAACCAGCGTCTGATTGATGCGGGCTCCGTTGCCGTTAATCCATTGGTCAAGCAGCCAGTACTTGTGCTCAGTCTCGGAGGGCTTGTAGCGGAGGAGCTTGTGTCTAATGGCTCGCTCCACCACCACATCCTGCCTGTTGTACTCGATGTAGGTCGCCCATTTGTCTGGCGCGTCTTTTGGGTAATTGCGAGTCCTGCCGCCGTTGATGAGGCTTGGCTTGCCGGGCTTTGAAAAATAATTGATGAGCGCTTTGCCCCGTGCATCCTTTTGCTTGTCCTCCCCCAGCTTGAGGATCTGCGCCACATTGGCGAGTCCAGTTGGCAAAGAATTGTACAGAGCGAGGATGCTGGAACACTCCCAGCACTCGGTGGGCATGTCCGGAAAGTATTTCCTGAAACATGTCATCTCGAAGTTGGCGTTGAACGCCGTCTTGAGAATCCTGTCGTCATATAAAGCATCGATAAACCACTGGGGAAACTGTCCCCCGGTCTTAGTGAGGTCCAGCACCTCCACGGGCTCGTCGTCAAAGGCAAACCCGCAGAGAAGGATTTCAAAGTCCGGCGCGTCTACGTACTTGTAGACACCGTACTTGATGTCGTTGCTGCTGAACGTCTCCAGGTCAATCCCCAGTGTTGCCACGGGGGCCATGGCTTACTCCCCGCTGTTTAAGGCGTCATTGAGCATTTTGGAGGCCTTAAATTTAGCCGCTTTGTGCGCCGGAACCTTGACACTGGTGCCCTTGGGGAGTCGCTTCACCATTTCCGGCTTTTCGACTTCTGTAAAGCTGCCCAAACCTGCAATGGATACCCTGTTGCCTTCTGCAAGGTCCTTCCGCATGTAGTCCACGAAGTTGGTGATGACCAAAGAGATGGTCTTTTTTGACAGCTTCTTTTCGAGCTGGTCGTTGTAGATTTTGCTGATAATTTCATTTGTGGTCATAATGTTATCCTCCCGTTGCTTACTAGATTTTTAAGGTAATTTGCAGATAGTCCTCTGTGTGAATGATTTCCTCTACTTCTGTCTGCAGAAGCTTTTCAACGCGTACATAGGGGAGCTGTGTTAAAGGCCCCCTAAAAATGGAGCTGCCGCGCGAAAGGTAGTAAATGTTGATTTCCGGATTGTCTTTTAAGACAAGGAGAAGGTCTTGCAGTTTCATTTTTTACATCCCTCAGAAAAGGTCATCAGCAGCGGCGGTGTCGTCTGCAGAGCCGTCAGAGAATCCATCGTCAAAGTCGGAAGCGGAGACGCTGACGCCGCCCAGGGCCTCGCCGTCTTTCCATTTCTGGATGGCTACAAGTCCAACGCCGATTCCGAAGTTGCCGGAATGGTTGTAGCCATAAAACTGGAGGATTGCCCGAACATAACATCCTGAGAACACTTCTGCTTTGTCCAGAATCTCATTCCCATGTCTGTCAAAGATTTTTGGTGGATTGGTTTCTTGGGCCTTGCAGTTGATAAAGAGGCTGTTTGCATAGGCCTCATCCTGCGGCCTGTCTTCGTCTCCATCACGGAGCGGGATGCGGAGGCCGTTGCTGTGGACCTTGGACGGGCCGCCCAGCTTCTGGATGACTTTAGGATCCTGCAGGAGAGCTTTAATCTTGCTCTTGATGGCTCCGATTGTCTTGTCATCGTCCTTGCTGATGATGAGGGATGCAGAGTACACAGGCTTGCCTCCGTTCATCGGGGCTTTTGGCTCCCAGATGTTAGCGTAAGAAAGGCGTACAACGCCGGTTAAAATTTCGTTATCTCTTAACATAATTATTCTTCTCCTTTTTCAAATACATTTTTCAATCTGTCCGGGTCGGTCTCCAGTGCGGGCCGTTTATCGGACTCGGGCACCAGGGCGGGGCTCTGTTTGCCTGTCTCTACGATGCCATCAAGCATTGTGTCCAGCTTCTTGGCGCCGCAGAGCTTTTTGAGCTCCGTCAAAGTCTGGAGAGTCTGCGGCTTATAAATCTCCTCAGGCTTGTAACCTGCTTCCAGAAGCCGTCCTGCAGCTACGTCGGGGTTGGTAATCTTTCTGACGGAGCGGCCTGCTACCAGTTTGAGCCCTGGAAGTTTCCTGCCATCCAGTGCCTGCATGAGAGCGTAGGTCTCGATGTCCTCAAGCCACCCTTTGATGCGTTTGGCTTTTAGGACAATGTCGGCCACCTCATCCGGCTGGAGCTCCGCTGGTGGTTTAAACGCCTCTTTGAGCGGCGCCGTCATGTAATCGGCGTAGGCCCGGCAGACCGTCCGGCACCGGCAGAAGCGGCAATGGTCACCGGCCACCAGGGAGCCTTTGCCTTCGAAGGCAAGGAGCGCCCTTTGGTGGACCACCCTACCCCAGGCCTTAAGGTCCTCCACGGAGAGCTCCTCACTGGAGACGTTTCCGATGCGAGGCTGGATAATGGTCATGCGGACTCGGTCAAATCCCCAAAACATCTCCTGCGCCTCGATAGCGCCCAGGGCATAAAGTCTCATCTGGCTGTTGCCTTTAGCGGAGACTTCAACGCCTTTGCCATACTTGAGGTCACAGACCTCCAGAATCTTGTCGGAGATGATGAGACAGTCCCCAGTCCCGAAGCCTTGCGGCACATACTTAGAAAAATCCAAGTGCTGCTCAACTAAAAGGCGCGCATCCGGGCTGGCCTGCCTTGCCTCGGTGTACTTCTCCACCACCGTATCCACATAAGATTGGATGGCTTCCCGCATCTCCGAATTGTCGGAGACTACCTCAGGGCGGCCGCCGGCCCTGAAATCCTTTAGCGTTTTTTCCGCCAGCGCATGGGCTTCTGTCCCCTCAGCGGCGTAGGGGGAAGACTTGTCCGGAAACTTAAGCTCCCATCTTGCAGACGGCGAGCACTTAAGCCACCGGGCGGAGGCGCTGGCGGACAGTACTGCATGGCTCCCCATTAGGCGCTTACCAGAGCTTTAAATTCCGGCAGGTCAGCTTCCGGGATGTCGGAGACCTTCTTGTAGCCTTTATCAGTGAGCCACTGTTTGATGCGGGCCTTGCCGTCCGGTACCCTCTGGCAATAGGCTGCGCACATGGTGCGCAGGTCCGCCGGTGAGGTTTTCTTTTCTTCTGCCGGTTTCGGTGCGGGCGCCGGTGTCGGTTTCATGTCGGCTTCTGCAGGTTTCGGTTCTTCTTTCTTCGGAGCCGGTGCAGGCGCTTCTTTCTTTGCCGCCTGCTTTTCAATCTTTGCTTTGGCTTCCTTCTTTACTGTGTCAATCACCACTTCGGCTACAGCCTTTGCAGCAGCAGAGGTGAGGTTCTGTTTCGGTGCTTCCAGATCTAGAAAGTCAGACACTTCCATAAGTACTTCTCCTGGTGTTCCGTTAAATTCGATTTTCATAGTTTTTTCTTCCTTTCTTTTGGAAAAAATGAGATAATAAAAATGAGGTTCATTTCGGGGGAAGTGAATCCTTGACCTTCCGGCTTTTACCGGTGGGCCTTTTTGTTTGCATAATCCTTTCCGGCGGCACATCAAGCGCCCAGGCAATCTTGAGAAGCAGATTTGCCGATGGGTGCGCGTGGCCGGTAAAGATGGCGCTGATGCTGGCCTGTGAAGCCCTGCAGCTGAGAGCCAGGTCCTTGTGCGTCATCCCTTTAGCGTCCAAGAGCCTTTGTAGAGCTTTGGCGTCGATGGGCCGTATGTTGCGGTAACGCTCGACGTAGGGTGTAGGTTTGCCGCCGGTAAGATCCTCGTGGAGGACGTGTAGAGCATCAGCAATTCTGTGGGAGGTAATGTCCGCGCAGGGCGTGCCCATGTTCCAGATGATTTCCATGAGCCGGTTGTAAGTGATGCCTGTCTTTCGGGCAAAGTCCCTGTCCGTCCAGCCAAGCTTGCAGAGCCTACGTTGGACTAAATCACTGTTAATCATTTTCATCACCTCCTTTCATAGGTTTTTCCTTTTGGCCTCCTTAATCGGGCAATCCCTTGGCGTTGTCTTTGGGATTTTCCCGTCCGGTCTCATGCGGACGTAATGCATCGCCGCACAGGTGTAAATGGGATGTCCGTTTTCCATGGCATATTCGCCGGAGCCTCCAACGCTTTTGGATTTGCGGCAAAAAATGCAATTCCGGCACAGGAGAAGCTTCATTTCCGGCAGCTTTGGGCAGAGGCCCCAGCCTCCCTCATCCCTGGGAAGGCGTTGCTGCCTTTCTGCCGTGGGGCAGATTTCCCCGAATGGGCAGCGTGTGCAGTCAGTCTTGGTTTCCATTTTCTTCACCTCCCTTCTCGTTCCTGCAGAACGATTTCCAGCCCCAGAGCGTGACAGAATAGAATCAGATGCTCGAGGGGAATCCCTCGGCGTGTATTGGCGTGAGACAGGGCATCGATTGACAGTCCTGCTTTTGTACTGACACGACGCATGGACCGTTCGCCATATTTTTGCTTTGCGGCATAGAGAATGGTGTCGATAATGGCGTCCATGTCTTGACGGATGATGTAATAGCTGTCAGCGGTCAGCTCTCTCTCTTGCCCGTCGTCATAATTCCCTTGCCTTTTTAACCCTAATCACCAGCTCCGTGCCGGGCTGGAGATTGCCGGGGTCTGCTATCTTGTTATCCTGGGCCACCTGCCAGGTGATGCGGCTCATGTCTTCTCTGTTGGTGGCTACCTGTCCGACAATGCCCCAGAGAGTGTCACCGGCCTCTACTGTTTTCCGGTACTCAACCAACTGGGTTTTCATGGTGTCACGGTAATAACCATAGCCTACGGCACCGGCGGCAAGGGCTGCGCAGAGGATGCAGCCTATGCGCGTCCATCTGATGCGTTTAATCAAGGGCTTCATGATTTTTCCTCCTCATCCGGGTCTCCACCCAGGGCGACGTTGATATGACTTAGGGAAGATTCGTAGGCATCCGCCTTCCCGTGGTAAAACATCTTTACCAGGTCGCTTTCGTTATCATCGCTTCCGGCGGCGTAGGCGCTCTCCAGAAGGTCCTGGAGCTCATTGCGGAGGGCAGTGATTTCTTTAGTGCCGAGTTCTGATTTCATTTATAAGGAGCTCCTTTCCGGCAGTGCTGACTACAGTCGCTGCGTTTAGCGGGTTCAGAATGCCGAGGCGGACGATGGTGTTAAAAACGGTGTCACGTTCATTAGTGACATCAATAAGGTAGTATTCCTTACTTTTCCAGTCGTCCATTTCATCTTCATTCATGTAAACGTTTTTGTCGTAAAAGCTGTGTTCATATTCTCTGACGGCTTTGGTAACCCGAACCTTCTTGCGTTCAACTTCGTAAAGGAGCTCTTCGGCTTTCTCTTTCAGTTCTTCTTCATTCATAACTGAGGTTCCTCCCTGTCTTTTCATACTTTTGAATCAGTGCATCCAGCGTTTCTTGCCGGAAACGATACTGGGCGCCGAATCTGACCGCTTTGACGGTCCCCTTCTCCCTGAGCCACAGAAGTGTCTTAGTGGAGATGGAGAGATATTGAGCGGCTTCCTTCGTTGTCATAAGACCTTTATTCATTGCGGGCCTCCATCTCATTGAGATTTCTCAACTTTACGGGTAAAAAAATACTGATAAAAGTCGGCGGGCTGGATGCCCAGTTTGTCGGCCATGGCAAAGATTTCATCCTGGGAAAATTCGGATTTATTTCCCAGTTTTAGGGAAAATGTAGACCGGTTCATGCCGATACTATCGGCGAAGCTGGATTCAGAGCCGTACTGACCGCGGATAGCTCCTCGGAGTAGACCATAATCGTATTCCATTGTTATCACCTCCTCGTTGTATTATCTCAACTATAGCACCGTTGTTGGATTTTTGCAACAATTTTTTTGATTTTCACAACATTTTTTTGGATCTTCGCAACACACAAGAGTATAATATAGTAAAGAGCAGTGTTATTCGCTTTATAAGGAGGAAAATATTATGACTGAAATACAGGGCAAGCAATTTGCTGCTAGACTACAGCAAGCCATGAACGACTTGGAAATGTCACTCACTGATTTGGCGCGGCAGTCTAAAGTAGATAAATCTGCAATTTCTAGATATTTAAGAGGGAGCTATCTGCCTAAGCAAGTTAATCTTTCACGCCTTGCCGACGCTTTGCATGTTGATGAAGGCTGGCTCATGACCGGTGTAAAGCAGAAAGTTAATAAATATGGTCCTACCCTCCCGGCTGGTTGGTATCCTTTTATTCCTGAATCTATATCCGCCGGAAGGCTTGAGAAGGTGGAAGCTAATACTTCGCTTCCCTATATTTCCGTTCCTGATGTCTGCCTTGGCAAGTATGCAAAGGACAGAGATTTATATTTCATGACCGTAAATGGCGAGTCAATGAACCGAGTTATCCCAAACCACTCGCTTATCGCTGTTAAGTCCCCCATTGACAAAGAAAGTCTGAACAATGGCGATATTGTAGTGGCCTCCAGTAATGGCTCTTATACCGTCAAGAGATTTATCAACGATAAAACTAATGGGCGCATTATTCTCAGGCCCGATTCCACAGATATAGTTTTCTCTGATTTGATTTTCACTGATGAGGAGGTGCAGGATTTAAGAATCTTTGGGAAAGTAGTTATTTATTCCGTTGTTCTTTAAGGAGGTAAAGATTATGAAAAAGATTCTTTTGTTTTTATCCGCAGTGCTTCTCGCCCTGCTGGCTCCTGCCTATGCGAGGGCGGAGGCCCCTGCTGTTACGTCAAAGCCAACAATGCTCACTATGTTTGGCGGAGCGGGCATTGTCATGGGAATAACGCATGAGGAAGACGTCGCTAAACTGCATCAGGCGGCGGCTAGTTTTATGACTTACTCCGGATGCGAGCGCCTGGGTGATGAGATTGATGGCCCCTATCGTAACTATATTGCAGACAACCCCGTCCAGTCGGAGCCGTCCGCCGCATGGCTGCAGGGGCTTGGAAAAGCTGTAGGCGCGGATTATGTGACGCTGGTTTGGTCGGAGCTCAGCGGTTTTAAAGCCCCCGGCTACTTTCACACCTCGGTAAAGGCAATCAACACGACAACAATCCGGATCATCAGGACATCCGATGGATCCACGCTACTCAATGCGGAGGCAAGGAGGGACGGTAAGATTGAGGCAGAGGCTCTCCAGTGTGCTCTTGCCACTTTTGAGAATGCTAAACAGGTCGAGAAAGACAACCATATCATTTTTGTTAAAAAGTAATTTTTGCAATTTAAAAGCCGGTGCTTAATCGCGACTTAAGCACCGGCGAGGGAGGATAACACGCGGATTGCATTATCCATCCCTATTATAGCACGAAGGAGCTGATTGCATGGCTACTTTTATTAAGCGTGGGAAGAAATGGTTCTACATCATCACTTACTACGATAAAGACGGTAAGAGGCACCGCCACGAAGAGCCGGGAGGCGCCACTAAAGAGGAGGCCCAGAAAGCTTTCCGGGCCCATATCCGGCAGGCTGACGCTACCGGAGAGTACATCAAGCCTGAGAACATCACTGTGGCGGACTTCCTGGCAGAATGGCTTGAGAAACGAGTCAAAGAAAATAACAAGCCCGCCACCTACAACCTTTACAGCCAGCTTGTAGAGAACCACATCAATGATGCCTTTGGAAGCAGGCTCCTCCGGAGCATCCGCACCAGGGAGCTGCAGGACTGGCTTTTAGATCTCAAGAGGGAAGGCGCCGCACAGTCTACTGTTAAAGTTGTCCTTTCCATCCTCCGCGGCAGCTTTAAATGGGCGGTTGCTAATCGGGAGTACATCATCATCAATCCGGCCGTGAATCTTACCATGCCCCGTTATGATAAAGCGCCGCAGGCCCCCGCAGTCTTTACGCAGGAAGAGCTTGATAGCATCTTTGCTTTTTATTCTGAAGGGAAAAAGCTGTTCATCCCCATCCGGATTGCATACTATACAGGCATGCGCATAGGAGAGGTGCTGGCGCTCAAGTGGTCCGACATTGACCTTTTTGGCCGCTTCATCTCCGTGAGCAAGACGCTGTACAATGGCCAGCACAATGCACCAAAGACAAAGGGGAGCTATCGGCAGGTGAGCTTCGGGCAAAAGCTGATGACAGACCTTATTAAGCAAAAACACTGGCAGGAGGCCAACGCCGAGGCCTGGGGCTCATACTACACCCCTTCCCCCTACGTCTGCACAAGAGAGAATGGGAGCCAGATGACTGCTAACGATATCAGGGCCTTTGAAAAGTACTGCAAGGCACACTTCGGCGGCCATTCTTTCCACACTTTCCGGCACACCCACGCCACGAGGCTCCTGGCGTCCGGCCAGTTTACCCTTGAGTACGTAGCAAAGCGACTGGGACACTCAAGCCTTGCCACGACGGCCAACATCTACTACAACGTCACAAAGGACGAGGCGAGGCAGGCGGCGGACAAGATGGAGGATATACTTTAGTTCTTCGGGAGACTTTTACACAAAAGTCTCCCTTTTTAGCATACTTTTGGTAAAAAGTATGCTTTTAAAACGATTCTTAATTAAAATCAAAAAATGGTAGGCAGTCAATTTCTCTGCCTACCATTCGGACTACAAAGAGCCGATTTAGCTAGATTTTATCGGCATACTTTTTTAACATTAAATTATCGGAACCTACAAATTCTCCCTAAAACAGCCAGGTCTCTCTCGTAATGCTTTTACCCCTCTCATATGTTCTTTTTGGTATTGTATTACTGAAAACTGGCTGAGGATCTATTTCCTCTATTTGGATACTACAAATACAACAACCAATTCTATTTTTTATAATGACTCCAAATTAAATAATCACCTGTATCTATCAGCTGATCATTTAATTTGGAGTCTTATTGATTTGAATCCCGGGAATGTCCATGCAGGTCATGAACGAATCTCCCGCTGTATATCTGTACTGCACAACCCCTCTGTATTTCTATTCTTTATATTTAGAAATAGCTTTTCGATTTTTAAATATCTTTTGAATATGATATGTGATAGCATATAATAATAATATGCATTTTATACTGGAAGGATCGGATCATTATAAATGGATGGCAATAATTTTTATATCAGTGATTTTCAAAAATCAAAACTCATGCAGGAAGAGTTGTCTGCAAAAAGTTTGAACTCATTGGCCGGTACAAAGGCTAAGAATACAATTGATGCATACAGGTCTGATTGGGATGATTTCTGCGATTGGTGCAAATACCATAAGCAAACGTCCTTCCCCGCAACTGCTGAAACAATTGTCAACTACATCAATGATTTGGCGGATTATGCCAAGACAGCTACCATCAGGAGAAGGGTCAGTGCCATTTCAGAGAACTATAACGCGGCCATTACTTCTGGCATAAAGGTCGAGAACCCCTGCCGGGAATGGATTGTCAAGGAGGCCTTGACGGGCCTGACCAGACTCAAGGGCGGCGCCCAAACCGGAAAAACTCCCATATATTGGGACCAGCTGTGCGATATGATCAAATGCATTGATACCAAAGGTCTGGGCGGATTAAGAGATAAGGCAGTCTTATTGCTGGGATTTATGGGTGCATTCCGCCGAAGCGAAATTTCCGGTTTAGATGTAACAGATATTAAAAGAGTTCATCAGGGAATTATTGTGACAGTCAGACAGTCTAAAACAGATCAGCAGCAAATGGGCCAGCAAGTTGGTATCCCTTGCATCAGCGACGACGATTTTGACTGTGTTAAAGCCGTCGAACAGTGGATTACCGCTGCCAATCTAGTCGATGGCCCCCTGTTCCGCTCGATTCTCAAGAACAACACAGCTTCTAAAAACAGGCTTAGTTCCAAGAGTATTAATCTAATCGTAAAAAAGTACGTGTCAATGATTGGGCTGAATCCTGATTTATATGGTGCACACAGCCTTAGGCATGGGTTTGCCACATATGCTGCTTTGAATGGTGTTGAAGAACGATTGATTATGAGGCAGACGCGGCACCGTTCGGTTGAAATGGTTAGAAGATATATTAATGAAGCTGATTTGTTCGTCAATAACCCAATCAGTGCCATTTTCAATAAAAAATAGCTGTGAGTAACATGCCTGATCAGCTAAAAAAACGTCAGTATAGAATCTATTCAACTAGAATCTATACTGACGTTTTAATTTCTAAAGAAGTATCATTTTTATATAACGGATGATCTTACCTTTATTTTATCGCCTGGCTGGATCTGCCCGGGATCCTTTATTCCATTCAATTGCTGGATATCATAGATGACTTCTCTTATATCCTTGCTGTCATCCGTTCTGGAAGCCGCAATACGCCAAAGAGTATCATTGGACTCAACAGTCACCGTCTCATACAAAGGTGTAACCGAAGCAACCGAGGCATTTACACCCCAGCCGCAGAATAATACGGTAGTAATTAGCAAGAACATTATCTTACGCAT